CGCGACGGACCGAACCCAGTCGTTGAGCCCGCTGTACATCGGTCAAAGACATCTAACCCATACGGGCCGCAATGCGCGTATGTGGTTCTCCCCGTGCGCGTTTGGTGGTCCTAACGGGCTGACCAGCATCGATTGGGTGGCTGGTCAACTCTCACACGGAGAAGGGATACAGCAATGAGCAACGTACTACTCGCGTCAGCGCCGAGTATCGAGCAGATCCAAGACTGTGCGCGTCGGTACTTATGCGACCGGCAAGCCACAGTGACCGATGAACTCCAGCTACTACGCGGCGACGGCACCCCGGTGAGCAGTATTGCGATCGTTCCTAAGGGCAAGCGGTATCGAATGGAATCTGTTCGATGAACCCGCAACTGTTCATAGCAGCATTCGCACTCGCCTATCCCCTAGCTCTTATGGGCTCACTAGGGGTAGAGAAATTCATGCACGCAATAGACGTGTATTGGCATATCAGTGACCGGATGGAATAGGCAGGATGGACAGCGGTCTTTTTCGCGGCCCGTTGTCCGTCTGGTGTATTTCACCAACACACGGAAGGGAACAAGATGACGCTAGCCGCTTACCGCGCGACACGCGAGGAATACACGTTGGCAGACCGACAAGCACTCGGCCAAACCATCGCAACTGACACGCCTTCTGGACCAATACAGCTTGTCCACGGGCGATATCTAGCAAGTGAAGCGTTAGCCGAGTATGACGCGCTTAACAATGAATCTGATGAGGTTTGGCGAACTGTATCACCATTCCGAAGTGATTATGACGAGATTCAAGATTGTCTAAGGGAAGACTATGTCGAGATCTGCGAAAACCTTGCCTACTCAATTCACAAATGGCTAGGTGATTGTGAGCAGGAAGCTAAGAACCGCGACCGTGCAATATGCCGCGCAGCTGAACTAGCGATGTACGACTAATCCCCTACTACATACCAAGGAAGTTAGTTATGAGCCTACGAATCATAGTGCCAGAAGAGGACGAGCATCTGCTTAAAAATAAAGACTTTCTGGATGGCCTGAAGGAACTACTGCTATCCATAGGGGTCACTCACGCGTCGCTATTTGACTACACATACCAAGGATAGAAACAATGGCATTCAAGATAGGTGACAGCGCGATTCTAAAAGAGACTGGGGAACGCGTTGTCATAGAGGACAGATACCAGTTTGGCGATGAAACTCACTACCAATTCGGGCATGCTGACGGTAACTACGGCTCGGCCAATGAAGGCGATTTAGAACATACCAGCCGCGTCAGGCGTGCTTGGGAAAAAGTTAGCAAGCACTAACCCATACCAACTAATAGAGAGGCACGTGAACTCATTGCGTGACTCACGGAAGTAATTCCGTGGGTTGCGTTGTGTGCTCACGACACACAATCAAACACATGGGAAGGGATACAAATGGAATTCACAGAGGTTTCCAACGACGATGGTGTGATCACTATCGAAGTATCAGGACGTGGATTTAGCGGTACTGCGAGGGTGAGTATCGGCACCGGAACATGGCCGCTATATCACATTGAGGATTGCGTGGCACCGTACGTCGATATCAAGTTCGCCGCTGGTGTGACTATCAACGGCAAAGGATACGACGCATGGCGCTGTAACTCATCATTCCATCCATACGCGCACGGGCAGAACCTGCGGGAAGTACTCACCGACAAGGGCGTACAGGTACTGCCATACATGGCTAGCGCTGGCGGATATCACCGAGAGCTGACTGACAGTGCACGAACCAAGCTGCGTGAGCTTGCAACGGTGGTGGCCGATAAGTACCTGACGACCGAAGCGTCCAAGGCGGCAATCGTTCGATCCGCCCAACACAAGGTAGTCGACGCCATCACTGCGAAAGAAAGGGCTGAGGCTGAGGTAGTTGCGCGCGTTGACGAACTAGACAGCGCGCGTGCATATCTCGCACAAATGGAACAACTCTAAGCGTATTGCTCGCTTCAGTCGGGCGCGGTTCTAACCGTGTCCGGTTGTGGCAATCAATCACGGGATTGCCTACACACGGAAGGGATACAAACTATGTCTGCTGAAATCGACAACGCAAACGGTGTCTACATGTACACCGACTCCCGTAATGATGCCTGGCATCAGCTGGGACAGCAGGTCGGTCGCACTATGACAGCTGAGGAGGTTCTCAGTGCGTCGCACCTAGCTGGTTGGGACGTACGGAAGATGCCTATCAACATCCCGCAAAACCCAATCATCAATATGGATGGGGTTACTACTCCACCTGCGATCGTCGTGCCCGACAGGTATGCAACAGTACGAACCAACCCGATTACCAAGGAGATTGACTACCTCGGGATTGTTGGCGATCGGTATGAGCCGGTGCAGAACGAGGCATCATGCGATCTGTTGAACGCCATTGTGGACGAGTCGGGTGCTCACTTCGAGACAGCCGGTGCGCTCTACAACGGTCGCCAAACGTTCGTAACCATGAAGCTACCCAAGGTGATGGATATCGCTGGTGCGAACGGTGTCACCGACCGTACCGAGTGGTATCTAGCATCGCTCAACAGTCACGACGGCTCAAGTTCGGTGCGGGTGATCTTGACGGGTGTACGCATCGTGTGCGCCAATACCCAGCAGTGGGCGTTGAAGAGTGCACGATCATCATTCTCTGTGCGCCACACCAAGAATGCTAAGGCGAACATTGCCGAAGCGCGGCGGCTGTTAGGTATCACCTGGCAGTCCATCGACAGTGTGGACGCCGAGTTCCGGCGCATGGCTGAGGCTGAGATGTCTGTCATCGAAGCTGAGGAGTTTGTTCGTAAGCTGCTCAAGGCTGACGATGTTGAGCCAGGTACGGCTGCGGCCACTCGTCGTGACAATGTCGCCAACAGCGTTCTCGATCTGTTCACCTCGTCGGAAACCATTACGCCGGTTCGGGGTACGCGCTACGCGTTGTACAACGCATTCACTGAGTATCAGGACCACTACGCAGCTGTTCGTGGAGCTGGTGGCCGGGATGCGGATGCGCGCGCACTGCGCACCATTCGCGACGCCGAGAGTGAAACCTCACTCAAGGCGCGTGCGTTCCGTGGCCTACGGCTGGTCTAACGGAAATGCATATAGATACGGGATGGGTGGTCGCGTGGTTTATCTGCGTGGCCATCTATCTAATCCAGTACAGGAGAGCTAAATAGGGAGGGTGGGACGCGAAGGGGTGCAAGCCTTTTCGCGGTCCGCCTGCTGTATTTAGCAGCACACACGGAAGGGATACCAATGACAACTATCGCGGCACGCCCGTTGAACGTGATCGCAGACGAGATTAAAAGGGATTGGATTAAACCGTTTTACGGCGCTGTCCCCTACTTGGATGCCATGGCGGCGCTCGGTGATATCGATGAGCGTTACGGGTGTGACTCTGCCGAGTTCATCGTTCTAGGCTTCCTGGCCAACTCTGGCAGCTGGCGCGGTCAGGTGGCTCGCCGGATCAAGAAGGAACTGACAGACATCCTGGGCTGAACAGGGAGCTGTCGTACGTCTGCTGTATTCAGGCAGCAATACACGGAAGGGGTACGAATGCATACATCCAGCATTCTGGGGACCAAGGGTGAGGGCGTCATGTGGCAGGGTCCTGGCCGACTGAAGTATGACGAGGCCTATAAGGAAGCCTCTGACCACGCTCTTTACTGGTTTGGCCGGAAGAGCGGTGAGGTGTCTGTGGACGAAACTAAGATCATCCACAACGGGGTTCACGTTGCAAACATCCTGGTAGAGAGGGTCTGAGGTGGTGGAAAAGGGCGCCAAAGCGCACCTAGTCAATCTGGCTGACGAGTACAGGCCCACCATGGATGGTGAGGTGCTTCATTCATGGGCCAAGGAGGTCGTCACGGCGATTAGAGAGAGTGATAAGGGGGCGCAATGATTCTCGCGGCCCTCCTCATCACTGCTGGAATCATCATTCCTCCAAGCACTCCCGACTGTGCACGATTCGATGTGTGTAAGTACCAGCCGGGATATAACGGTCCCCTCATGCCCACCTGGAACACACCAGGAACGTATGGGGGCTGGACAACCAATCAAGTCTTGTGCGACCCGGTCACGTACCAGTGTCGGCAAGTAGTACCAGGGAGTTGACCATGACTCGGTATTGCATCACGTGCGAGCGTGAACGGGAAATGACTGTCGAGAACGGCGAACAGTACTGCTCGGTAGGGCACCGGCAATGACTGACATCAATGCAGTAATAGAACGGCTAGAGAAGGCCGATAAAGAGTTACAGGGGCTAGTTGCAATACAGGAGGACCGGGTTCGTCACGGTCGGGGTGGTGCGCTAGAGGAACGAACTCGACTCGCCGGAAAAATCGAAGGCGTACGTCTAGCCCTCTCATACCTAAGAGAAGAACAATGAGCACCGAAACCTACGACTTTGATGTCATCTGGGACAGCCTGGAGAAATGCTCTTACTGTGGCTATCCGACGCCGTGCACTTGCGAGACATCACTATGACCGGGCGTGAGCGTATAGAACAAGCAGCCAAAGAAAACGGGTGGAACAGCACCGCAGAGAGCGTAAAAACGTCTCTGTACTGGACAGAATACGCACGCCTATGGATTCGGTACACACCTACCGGTTCAATCCAATGGGTTGAAGGCACAGAGAATACGCCGTTCAGGAATCGTCTTAAGTGCGGGGTTGGTCAGGTTATCTCCTACCTACAGCAATACAAGGACACGCTATGAAAATCAGCGACCAAATAGACGCGCTGACGTTCCCGGACGCGATAGAACTCAGATACAACGCTCCGGGTTGTTCCGCCTGGATTGCACTCACGTCAGATCAGGCGCAAGCCTTACTTGAATGGCTGCCCGGAGCTATCGCCACGACACAGCAACACAAGGAGAATCATTGACACAGCAATACCGCATCACGCTAAAGATGGAAGACGGACTCACGAATGAAGCTGAGGGGGAAGACCTTCCGCAGCTCGTCACCACCACCAACGCACTCGCGGCAGAACATGGCGGCGAAGACGTTCACGACTACTTAGACGAGAACGGATCAATCATCTATACACGCAAGGGTAAGACAATCGGACGGGCTGACGTAACGCCGGTCATCTAACACATCTGAATACGGAGGAGCCGCAGCGGGAGTCATTCTCGTTGCGGCTCTGCTGTTTTCAGCACACAGGGCATGGGACTCACGAACCCATGCCCTTTTTCTATGCCCAGAGGAAGGGAACGCATGTTATTGGAAGGTTGGACGTCAACACCGGTTGAATACGAACGCCTCACTCGCGCTGAGGTAGTCGAGCACGAGCGCTACTGGGCCGAGATGGTTCTCAAGGCGCGAAGCCTACGGCGCAAGTATGACCGCGCGGTATGGCTGAAGGACATAAAACGGGCTGAGAGCCTCGCAGAGGCCCTGAGATCCCTTGGCCCATCCATGTTGTACGCCCACGGACGTTGGGAGCGTCACGGGCGCTGGAACCGGTACTACCAAGTACGTGGTGGCGCTGTACACACCACGCTGACATGCCGGTGCATCAACGGGGAGACGGTACTAAACCCGCTCCCCCAATTCGCTGGTAGGTCAAGGAAGTTCATCGCAGATCGGTACAAGCTGTGCCGACACTGCGGAGATACCCACACGGGCGACATTCCTGCTGATCGAGCTTATCGGTCGTTCAAAGCCTACCTGCTCATTACCTAAAACGCGGCCTGACCTGCATTAAGTGGGTCGGGTTTACGTTCTGAATACACGAAGGAAGGGATACCCAAAATGTTCGAAGAGGAAGAGATCGATTACGGCCCCGAGTGGTGGGGTGACTACCTCCAGGAGTCAGGGAGGTTGGCCCAGTGAAGTGCTCAATCAGCTACTGCTGGGAGGACTCCGTGTCCAAAGAGATGTGCGCACACCGCTACCAGCAGAACTACAAGCGGGACACGCGAGGCGATCGACGCAACCGGTCACGGCTCGCTAAGCGCTTGGAGGCTAAGGGTTTCAAGGTCTCTCAGGAGTACCTGGAGCAGCGATTGGCTGGCCTACGGTGAGCGCGCCAGTCACTCGGGATATGCGCTACTGGTACGAGCTTGGTAGACACACGCTCCTTCCCGGGACAGAGGTGTCCATTAGGGGCAAGACTGGCCGGTTTCGGTTCCAGTACTGGCGACACACCAGCTCTGGCATGGATGAACTCACGTTCGTCGGTGGGCCGCTACATGGACAGGGAGAGCGTTACGTCTCGGTCTACCCCGATCGTGTTACACGGGTACATCGAATCAACAAGACACTGACCAACATTCAGAAGGAGAAGCGCAAGTGAGCGCCACAGTACTGGAGGCGCGGTGGCTCACGAAAGGCCACTACCTACCCGTGTATGCGGAATCGGTGGCTGAGGTGGTTCAGCTGGAGGACTTTGTCGTCGTGACGTTCGCCAGCGACCTACCAGTGAAGGTCTTCCACGAAACCGACAAGGTCGAGGTGTGGGAATGAGGTACTGCCCCACTCCCGACAAGAAGTCATATGTCAACAAAGGTGTAGCACTTCGAGCGGTTACCAGGATCCGCAAGAACAGTAGGACGAGGCACAACAAGAAGCGCTACATACCGGTGGAGCCGTACGTCTGTTCGTGCGGCGAATACCACCTTTGCACCGCAGACAAAGCGAAGTTCAAACGCAAGTAGAGAAGAGGGTCAGCCCACATGGGTTGGCCCTTTTCTTTTACCCAGATCGTTAGCAGCCCTAACCAAAACTACCCACCCAATCATTCAGTCTCCTGCGGTATCATCTGTGACTATGCGAGCTGCCGTCTACCTGCGCCAATCAATGGATAGAGAAGGTGACGGACTAGCCGTCGAACGTCAGCGCGAAGACTGCCTGAGGATCTGCCGTGAGCGCGGCTGGGAACCCACCCAGTACGTCGACAACGACACTAGCGCCAGCAAGGGCCGTCGACCGTCGTATGAGCGCATGCTCGCTGATATACGCAGTGGTCGCATTGATGCCGTAGTGGTGTGGGATCTTGACCGCCTGCATCGTCAGCCCAAGGAGCTCGAGCAGTTCATTGAGCTGGCCGACGAGAAGCGGCTAGCACTGGCCACCGTAGGCGGGGACGCTGACCTCTCCACCGATAACGGTCGGCTGTTCGCGCGCATCAAAGGCGCGGTGGCTAGGGCTGAGGTAGAGCGGAAGTCGGCAAGGCAGAAGCGCGCATTTCTCCAGATGGCCCAATCTGGTAAAGGCTGGGGCCCGCGCGCATTCGGATACAACGGTGACCATGACAAGCCGAAGATCATCCTCAAGGAGGCTGAGGCCCTGAGGCGTGGCTACAAGATGCTCCTGTCGGGCGAAACCCTCTATTCAGTTGCAAAACACTGGAATGACGCTGGCCTAAAGACTCCACGGGGGAACCTGTTCAACGGCACCACGGTACGCCGGATACTTCAGAACCCACGCTACGCAGCCGTTCGTACATACCACGATGAAGTTGTAGGCGAAGGTAAATGGCCCGCGATCATTGACGAGACCACCTGGCAGGCTGTGAATGCCCTCCTTAGCGACCCATCACGCCATCAGCCGCGCCAGGTTCGCAAGTACGTCCTCGGCGGCCTACTCACCTGCAGCGAGTGTGGCCACAAGATGTCTGTGGGCGTACAGCACCGGAAAGAGGGGAATGTCCCCATCTACCGGTGCAAGCATGTCAGCTGCGGCAAGGTCACCCGACGTGTTGAGCGCATGGATGAATGGGTGAGGGAAATTGTCCTGCGCAGGATGTCGAGTCGGCATTGGGTTCCCGGGAATCAGGACAACCGGGAAAGGGCCCTCCAGCTACGGGAAGAGTTGGACACAATCAAGCAGCGAATGGACTCCCTCGCAATCGATTTCGCTGACGGAGAACTCACCGCAAGCCAGATGCGTATCGCTAATGAGCGCATGCAGGCGAAGCTGGATGACGTTGAGGACAAGCTGCGTCGAACCAATGTGCGGCCACTCCCCGATGGGATTCTCACCGCGAAGGACCGTGGCAAGTTTTACGACGACCAGATGTCTCTGGATGCGAAACGAGCCCTCATCGAGGCCTTATGCAACTCGATCGTCGTGCATCCCCTCAACCTCAAGGGCCGCAGTGCTTCCCAGGCTCCGCTCGGGCATAACATCGATGTCCACTGGCACAAGCCCAGTAATGGCTGAGATCCGCGACAGCTGCGACTGAGTGAGTGGCGGTGCGTCGCCCAGGATCCTGGCGAAGATCGCCTCGTCTTCGTCTGACCAGATCATCGGGGTAATGCCCCATCCACTCGCTTCATGTCCTCCAATTCCTGAATGATCTCCATGATCCGATCAAGCGCCACGGGCTTGTACTCCCACGCGTCAAGACCGACGTGAATCTGATTGATACGTGCTGGTTTGTTGCGCAGCGCAGCACCACGCCGCTTGGCCTCCCGGCCACCGATACTCAGCTTCTCCGGGCTATGCGTGTGGCCATGCAAGATGTAATGCCCATAATCAGGCAGACGCCACTCGGGATAGCGATCCTCATCCGTGTGGTCGCCCGTGTACGGGAAGTGAGACAGCATCGCGGTTGTATGGCCATCTCTCAAGGGAATTCGAACTTTCGCGGCCAACTGAACACACTCGAATGGTGCAGGCCTGTCGGGTTGATCCTGGCCAAGATAGATGGGCAACCACTTATGCGAGTCGCGGTGCAAAGGATGTGTGCCACAATGATTTCCCGGAATACCACGCTTGCGGCCAGGGCGAGCACGCAGCCAATCCAGGGCCCTCAATTGCGCTGTCTTGGTGCCGGACGAAATGTCACCCAACACCCACACTACATCGTCAGGCGCAACCATGCTGTCCCAGTTACGGGCCAGCTGCGCGTCATGAGAGTCGATCTCCGCGCCTACGTAACGTGGTAGCACCCATCCGCGAGTGCGTTCCCTGGCCACCTTCTCGTGGCCGATATGTGGGTCAGATGTAAACCAGATATTCATTCGTTCTCACGGCCCTCACTTGAGGAGGCTGCCAATGCCCTGTAGACCGTCGCCCGGCTCACCCCAAACGCCATCGCAATGGAGGTCGCTGATTCTCCGTTGACATGGAGGCGCTTGATCGCCGCAACTTCTGCAGAACCAAGGGCCCTCGGTCGACCAATATGTAAGCCTCCACCCCTACGTGCTTGACGAGGCCTACCACGGCGTTCGCTGTCGGGCCGACCTACTATGTTGTATTTCGGGTTTTCCGTCCGAATGGCGTCTAACTCAGCCTCAAGTAGAGCCGAGCGACTCGGGAACTGCTCCATTGTCGTTGATGCCACCTCGCGCCACCAACGCTTCTGGCGTGCGTGGCTATTCAGGCGCCCTCCTGGATTACAAGTCACACCAACGTAGAGAAGCTCGCCTTGTTCTGACCACATGCGATACAGGACATTCAGCGCTTCCTCCCCACCAGTTGGTGAGCAGTCTTGCGGAAGCGACTCCTCGATCTTCGCCAACACTTCAGTCAAAGTTGACAGGAGATTCCGAGCTTCATTCATGGAGCGCCCTATGTCACTAAGCGCGACAGTGGACCTAGAATGGGCTTCATCGCTCACCAGCCGAACTCCTTCGGTACATAGACTTGGTTCTGCGGTCGGATAAAGTCCGAATCCGCTGGCGGTTGGTCAGATTCTGTGATGCGGATCAGTAGACGCCAACCACGCTCAGTAGCCTGTGACGCCTGGTGGATGTTCCACCAATCCCATGAGTGCCAAATACCCTCTTGCGCAACCAGTTTCCGCAGAGTTGTGCAACCATCAATCCGGCGAGTTAATTCTGAGTAGAGCTGTTCGTCTTCGTCGTGCTCAATCGGCAGGTACAGTAATCCATCAATGAACACAGTTGGGCAGTCGTTTCCAACGTGCAGCGTGTGGTAACGCGGGTAATAGCCCTCAAGGGAACGGTAATTCTGCAGCGGAAGGGACGGCGTGCCCCAATTCGCTGGGGTCACGGTCTCGTCTGCAGCGCTGTAGCGCGGCACACCATCGGTATGCCACCCGGGAATCGCAGGCCACCAACCAGGCATCAGCATAGAGACCTTAGTGTCCACGAAGATGTGCTTGTGGTCCCCCACAATTGGGGCTGACTGCAGGAGTCCGCGCAAGAGTGGACCTCCATAGAGCACAGCATTCGACAGGCTCGCGCGGCGCAGGTTCGGTGTCCCCTCGATTAGCGCGTGGTCGGATTCCGCTCTGGGCCCGATCACCACAGGGTTGCGGTTAAACCAGTAGGCGGTCATAGCAGCTTCAGCTCCCCAGTAATCGGCGCGAGTTCGTCGGCGGTCGCTGGACCAATGGCACAACAGGTAGTTGTGAGCACGCCGTGGAACTCAGTCAATCCGTTGTCAGTAATCAATGAATTCGGGATTCCGGCCTTAACTGCCTTATCCCACAGCTCAATCAGCGCATCTTCGCTATCGACACGTACACATACCTTGGTGAAACTCCCCTGCAGCCACTCTTCAACGCGCGGATCCGAGAGGTATTCGAGCGTCGCAGCCAGCGATGCATGTGCGCCCTGTGCGACCATCTTGCCTGCACGCATACCAAGGTCTTTACGCATGACGATCATTTGCTTCAGCTCACTCATCGCCGTTCACCTCCCCCATGATCTGAGCCCCGTCATACACGGTCACCGGGTCGTAGTCGCATGCCGAATCGCGGTATCCCTTCCCTGGGATTACCGGGTACTTCTCGAACCAGAACCCCTCACCGGGCACTAGGTTCCCTTCACATTCAGCACCTGGCGAAGCTCCGTGACAACCTCAACCAGAGGGGCGGCGTCACTCATCACGACGTCTATTGGCTTGTAGCAGGAAGGGATCTCGTCAATCCATTCCTCGCCGTGGCGGTACTCGATGCCTTGCATCTGGTCGGCCAGGTCTTCAAGGGTGAAGAGTTCCTTCGCCTTGGTGCGAGAGAATCGCCTCCCGGCACCGTGCGGTGCAGAGAACAGGCCATCCTTGTTGCCCCGACCCCGGACCACATAGGAGCGTGTCCCCATCGAGCCAGGGATAAGTCCCAGCTTCCCCTCTGACGCATCGATAGCGCCCTTCCGGGTCAGCCATACCTTCCGCCCATCGATCTCAGTCTCAACCGTGTAGTTGTGGTGACAGTTCACGCGGTCGATCTCGACGCGCTGCGTTTGCACTCCAAGCCAATTCGCGAACACCTGGACGTAGCGGTCCATCATCTCGGCACGGTTCTCGTAGGCGAACTTTTGTGCCCACTGCAGATCCTTGATATAGCGATCGAACTCAGCGGTCCCCTCAGTGAGGTAAGCAAGATCCCGATTCGGCAAACGAAATTGAGGAGCGGCCTCGCCTGAGCACTTCTGTAGGTACTCATAGCGCGCAACGGCTACCTTAATGTGGCGCTGAGCGATCTTGTTGCCCACGCCCCTACTTCCCGAGTGCAGGAACAGCCACACAGTATCTTCCAGGTCGACACACAGCTCGATGAAATGGTTACCGCCACCAAGTGAGCCCAACTGCTCCATCCACTTCGGGGAGTGAGACAGGTCTACATCCAGCTCGTTCTGAAGCCGGATGAGGCCCTCAATCCGATTACGTGTGAACGGGAACCGCTTAGTGTCCGAGTTATAGTTGCCTGGCGACAACGGGATTGCACCCTCGATGGCCACGCGCAAATCGGGCAGGCGGGGCATATCAGCCAACAGGGCGTCATCCATGATGTTGGCCCACTCGTAGCGGGTCTTCACCGCGATCATGCCGCAGCCGATGTCCACGCCAACAGCGGCAGGAATCACAGCCCCCACGGTGGGGATGACCGTTCCAACAGCTGAACCCTTGCCACTGTGCGCATCAGGCATCAGCGCCATGTGCGGGTAGATGAACGGCAGCGAGGCCGTCTCCTTAGCCTGATCGATCGTCGTGTAGTCGATCTCTGAGGCGAACGAGATGATGTTGTCACCAATGCGCTGGCTCAATTCCTTCATATACCAATGCTATTGAGCAATTCGGGGTTCATGTGGGTACGAAAAAAGCCCCCAGCTTTCGCTGAGGGCTCTTCGAGTAGTCCATGCGGGAACCAAACCCGCACCAACACCTTGAGAGGGTGGTGTGCTCTCACTACACCAATGGACCTTAGGGCTATTGCTCAACCCAATTGCCGGATTCACGAACCTCTGTCTTGAGGTTAACCGGCCACATATCACGCTCCACTTGGGCGCGTTGTAGGTCTTCGCGACCGACCTGACGCTTCACCCATAGTTGGAACTTCGGTGAGTTCGCCATTCGCCTGAACGCAGACTGCTTGTTCTGCAGCTGGCTACGCTCCTCGCGTGACTCACCCACTGCGCCAGACGGCTCATGCGTGATGCGCACACCCGTTTCGCGCTTGTTCTGGTTTTGACCGCCTTTGCCCCCAGATCGGAATGTGTCCACACGACAATCCGAGAGGGTGACAGACAGTACCCGTTCTCTACTCACGTCAAGTCGACCGGATTTGAACCGGCGTCCCCCGCCGTGACAGGGCGGTGCTTTAGACCTCTAAGCTACGACTCGAAAGAACGTTTGCCCCCAGTGGTTTTCGAGGCCACCGGGGCAGGTACGAACAACCTGAGCCAACTTTCTGGGAATCAAACCCTGGAGCTGCTTGGCCAAAACTCCCGTGGAGAAACGGGGAATCGAACCCCGGACTCTGGTGTGCAAAACCAGTGCTTTACCAACTAAGCTATGTCCCCATATTGGCCCGGAAAGGACGTTGTTAATGAAGCTCAACCGCATTACAGAACTCGTAGCCAACACGACCGGCTTCGACGGCCTATCACTCCAGATCATTAAGCACGTGGATGCCGTCGAGATCTTGGACTCTGGTGTCCTCAGAGTTATCTCACGCTCAGTCCACGATGACGCTACTTGCGAAGACAGCCTCTACCTAGCACCGGGCGAATGGAAGTCGTTCGCTCGTAGGGGCACGACAGTAGTGATCGAGTCCGAGGACCAGGTCTTTGACTTTGAGATGGGCCTCTCGACCGAAGAATGCGTCAACTTCATCGCCGCCTATTTCGAGCGAGCGGACGGTTACGCTCCAGGCAATGCGCGCGACCTCGCCCGCGAGATAGTCTACAACCAACCGGTTGGTGTTGTGTACGGTTCCAACCACGTCAAGTTTAGGTTCGTTTCAAGCCCGAACTAGTCGCCCAGGATCAAATTACTCGCGAGCCGCATCGAGGCCTCGAACCCCGTACCTCTTCGTTACTAAGGAAGCGCTCTAACCTGGTGAGCTAATGCGGCAAAGTACCTTGCGAGAGAATTGAACTCCCATCCTCGGGGTGTAAACCCGGTGCCCTTCCGTTGGACGAGCAAGGCATATTGAGCTTTTGGTTGAGGGTGCCAATGCTGCAGCGAGAGGTCCCTGGCGGATGCTCTATCCGCGCACAAACCTCCGGCGACAACCGAAGTCTCCACCGTAGGGTCGCCCATCCCAAGGCGTCGAACGAGTGACCAGATTCGAACTGGCACGACCTGTTTGGAAGACAGGGATGCTAAACCGTTAAACATCACACTCGCTTGAGTATGCAGATCGTAGGCTTCAAGGGTACGAAATGCGTACTGTTGCACGACCGACAGGAGTTGAACCTGCTTCCACGCGGCTTAGGAGGCCGTTGGTCTGTCCGAGTTACAGTCGTAAGTTGGTAAGCCCGCAGTGAGTTGAACACTGGTTTCCGCCTTATCAGAGCGGTGTCCTAACCATTGGACGACGAGCTAGTGGGTCTTACAGGGCTCGAACCTGTGTCCCCGGATTAAGAGTCCGGTGCTAATGCCATCTCAGCTAAAAACCCGAGTTTTTGTGAGTCCACCCGGCAGGACTCGAACCTGCGTCTATGGATTAAAAGTCCACAGCTAAACCATCTCAGCTACGGGAGGGTACGTGACCTGGGGGTCGAACCCAGACTTTGCAGGGTTTGAGCCTGCTGCTTCTTCCTGATTGAGCGAGTCACGCTTGCTTTTCATATAATCTCTGTGCCGCTTCGCATTGCCCGCGCGACAGATTTCGCACCGGCACCCGTTCTGGTACGCCTTACGCTCGCCACAAATCGCCGGACCAATTTTGTATGGTCCGCGAACGGTGCCGCCGCGTCGAGCCGCATTCCGGGCGTCACTCCACACTCGCTGAGCCTCTTGACATACGCTGCACAAGCACTTGGCCTTTGACCATGCATACGTCGAGCCATGGGTGATTCCCGTGTTTTCGACCGCTGTTTTGACTCGATGATGCTCACGACAAAGCAGCTGACACTTCTCAATCTCCGCGAGATGCAAGGGATTCTTGAGATTCAGGCATTTACCCGGCTCGAAACTCTTGGTTGCCGGGTCGATGTGGTCTATCTCTAAATCGTCTTCGGTACCACACTCCACACACTTACCACCCAGATAGGCAACGACTTCGGCTCGCTTACGGTGGTAGTACGCGATCTGATATTCAGCATTAGACATTATATTCTATTGTCCCACCGCATATTTCGATCATGTGGGTGATACGTAGCCCCGGAGTGATTCGAACACTCACTTGCTGGTTTCTAAGACCAGTGCTTCTGCCAGTTGAGCGACGGAGCCATTGTGCCGATATTGCCGCGTCGGCTTTACGGTGACTCCTACTCACCGAGCGCGTCGAGACGAAGGCCGGGATCGAACCGGCGTGGGTCAGGGTTGCAGCCTGCCAGCTAGCCACTCACTCACTTCGCCTTAAGCCGCTATTCTGCAGCGGGTGCTGCCTTCTTCGCCGGGGCCTTCTTGGCTACCGGCTTCTCTTCCACTGCGTAGTGGAAGTCCTCAAGGGCATCCATACGGTCAATCAGGTCGTTTACCGCCTTGACGATGTCGATATGGGCGATGCCCGTGCGCAGCTTGTCAGTCATTGGTCGCCTCTGCTAGTCGTTTTCTGTAGTCGCGCTTACGATTTCTTGCTGCTAACCGACAGAGGCCGCAGCGGCACCCCCATCGGTCATACATTGTGCTTGTCCCATGGCGGGTTGGCCGCGTGCCATGCGTGAGCGGCATTTGGGCTGTGGTCTTGTCGCGATGACACCTCTTACAGAGGGGTTGACACTTCCTCAGCTCTGCCTGGAGTCGCGGCTCGGCCCAACTCCATATTCGGTGTGATGATTTCTCCATCGGATCGATGTGGTCGATCTCGAGTTGCCCAGTCGCACCGCAACTCACACACTTTCTGCCCTCAAAGTACCTAGCACGCCTTGCGGACTGCCGCAGTCGTTCGTATTCTCGTCGGCGGACAGGATCTTTGATTGGCATGTAACCCCTGTTTATATTGGGGTGACCGGACGGTACTGACCCGTCATCCTCGCGGTCACATCGCGAGATTCTCAACCTTTGAACTACGGTCACAGCCCCGTTGACAGGATTCGAACCTGCATGCGTTGCGCCTTCGTAAGGCGGTGGGCGCTCCATTGCCCAACAACGGGAGCAGGCGGTTTAACGTGGAGTGCCCAGCACGGAGCAGTTTTTCGTGATGTCTCAACACGGATGGTTCTTCCAGTTGTGAACCAACAACATTCATGGGCCAGTTTCTACCTCAGCCGTGTACTGGCAACCCTCGTCCGTGGCGGGTACCGGATTTGAACCGGTGGTCTCAAGGTTATGAGCCTTGCGAGATGGCCGAGCTTCTCTAACCCGCTATGTATGGTGACTCATTCCGACAGGACAGTTCGTCGCCTACCGTATCCGCGCGAGTCAACGCGACCTTTTACGTGGAGTGCCCAGCTTTTCACCAGTAGCTGTGGAACCTGGTTTCCCTTACACGCCGACTCTCCCCGAATCGAACGGGGGCGCACCGGGCTTCAACCGGTCGCTCTTACCTAACTGAGCTAAGAGTCGATTGTTAGAGGCTGAGAGTACACCCGCTATCGAGAACCTTTCGCAGCATTATGGATTCGCTGCTTCTCCAGGCCATCCCTGACCTAGTTCTCACGCCTGGTCCGTTACCGTGAACCACTCGTTATGCCGAAAGCTACTCTGCGGCTTTCCCTTCGCGATGAGATGGCCGTCTCACTGCTGCAGTACTTGCCTACAAACCGCACTCACCTTGCGGGACTATTGTGCGGCCCAGATTCCCGAGGGTCTGGGATTAAGGCGCTTTTGCTCCTCGGCAGGGGAAGGACTTTTGCTTTTTATTGACGACGGGACTTGAACCCGCACATCCAGTTTCCAATAACTGGTGACCTACCGTTGGTCTACGTCATTCTCACAGCGGAGAATGATTTGACTAGAGACGTGCTTCCCCATGAAGTTCCGAACCCTTTTGGGGCACAGAATGCTTCACGCCTCTCGTGCTTTCGCCTGGCGGGGCTAATTACACTCTCTCTCAACCGCATTGCGAGCCGTCGCCCGACGCGAGATCGATCATGGAACACGCCCTTGCTTGCGAGGCTCAGACTCAGTTCCTTCCGTTCCACAGGGCGCTTGTTCGATAGCCTTTTCACACGCACGTACGTGATGGTGTCCTCAGCACTTTGCCGTTGGACGGGGCGTAACTCGCAACCTGGCAGCCATCACTGACTGCTCAAGGATTGGATTGCATGGATTGCCCTTGCGGGTGGTGGGTTGTCACCCCACCTTTCACCACCTTGCGGTGGCTTATGGGCCATGCCCCGAATGTCTTAACTATATCTCCCACAACAGAGTTCGTGTGGGTGAGCGGAGAGGCAGGTATTCGAAACCTACTGCGAACAGCGCTCCGGTTAGCAACCGGGCCTAGTCACCTAACTAGTTGCGCTCTCCAAAATCCACCCCTTCGGCGTCGACACTGGACTCGACGCACCTGTATTCACTCTTAGCCATGGCCAGGCGGGTGGAGAACGAGGAAGGTAGAGGAATCGAACCCCCGAGTTTTCAGGCTCGCCCCGGTATTCGACGCCGGTTGCCGACCATTCAGCGGTGCCTTCCATATGCCCCATTTTGATAACGCAACTGGAGCGGCTGCGGGCAGTCAACTCATGGCAGGTACCTACCGGTTGACTCAAAAGCTGATGACCCTGGATTCGAACCAAGACCTACGTGGTTCAGAGCCACGTGTGCTGCCGGTTACACCAATCATCAATGCTGAGACTGGCCTTGCGGGCGGGGGAACGTTTCTGCTTGCCGCAAGCCTTCAGTTCGTTCCACACCAGTCTCATTGTCTCGCCGTCAGGAGTCGAACCTGCACACCCGAAGGAGCAGATTTACAGTCTGCGTTGATCGCCTATTCGCGACGAGATTGGAGCCAGTGCTCGGCTTCTCGCCGATTCGCATGCACACACTGACATGGCTGGCTTGGAAGGATTCGAACCTACACCTCGCGAGTTAACAGCTCGCTGCTCTACCAATTGAGCTACAGGCCAAGAGCGAGGGTGGCCAGTGTCAGCGCGCTTTCTGACCTGTGCGACCCTCTTGCCCGTCCTGCTTAGAGATGAGACGGAGCCGAAAACACCCGTACGGTCATCATACGTGATGACCAACGTCTGCCAGGCGCGATTTGAACACGCGATCTCCTGGACCCAAACCAGGCGGGATGGCCAAACTTCCCTACAAGCAGATGATGGACGACACGGCCCAGGTACGGCACCTCAGGTCGGATCCTTTTTATCGGAACCTACTGCGGGATTACCCTGCCATCCATATGGCCACCGGCATCCCGATGGCCGCGCGGAGATGTCTCTCCACATTCCCCGTACGACCGACGCTTTCCTGGAGCTACCTGTACTTGCGCATGTGGTCTGACAGCCGGGGCCACACTGACTAACGAGGATGTTCTCCCTTTGCACTACCGGCAGCCTACGCCGCCAGTCGGGGCTCGAACCCGAATCTTCCTCTCGTGGAGCTGCCCGGAATTGAACCGGGATGTTACGTGACTTGTCACAGTCTTCTACGTGCGTAGTCCACCGATTGGGTCGGTTGGGGTGGACGCCTGTCCGAATCGAGACCTCAGACTCTCGACCGATCTTCCAGCACAGTTTGTCGCCTGAGAGCTGGTCATTGCGAGTTCCCCGTATTCGCGACGGTGGATTGGTAAACGGAACGGGTAAACCGTTGTACCCCACCGGACTACGCAGCTAGGGCGTAGTCGGACTGAGCAGAAGCTGCAGTTATTGTGGTTGCACTGTTACGGGCGTTGCGGGCCCGGCACGCTTCTCAGTAAGTTGACACGCAATCGAATACCTGTCAGCCCCATTAAAGTATCTATATCTCTATGGAGTTTTCAAATGTCATGCCACACAGAGGCATTGCACGGGCGGAGAGAATCGAACTCCCACTAACGGGTTTGGAATCCGTTGTCCTACCTTTGGACCACGCCCATATCACCGGAATTTCCGGAACCGGTAACCGGTGTGAACTAAGTCTACGACCCACCCACATGAACCTCTAGCGAATAAAAACGGGCCCCGATCCACTGAGGAACCGGGGCCCAACGTCGAGAAAGCCTACGCTTACTGCTTGGTTGGGAAGGTTCCGTCATCAGCCGGAATGGTTCCGTTCCACCATCCGTGAGCCTTCGCCTGTGACCACTTGTCGCGGTCAGCCGACCCATAGATGGCCTCGACTACCTGCGAGCGGAACAGGTCAGCCTGTGGGGTTCCCGCTACGGGCTTGTTGTTCTGATTCGCCATGTGGTGAGTCCTTGCTTGAAAGTCTTTGATGCACAGCAGCTGTGCTTACATCTATATTCTAGCACGCGTTTGCTGTGACTATTCCCGCCAGTTCCTTGACGTGGGATGTTTGACCTTCTTCTTCGCCTTCCCGCCTCGGCGCTGATTGCAAACCAGGTGGCAGGGAACGAGATTCGAAACGTCGTAGCAGAGTGGGTCATCCCAGGCGAGATCTTTCACAGGGATGATGTGGTCTACGGTCGCGCTCATCGGGTCAGGCCATTTGAGGCTCAGGTCAATGAACTCGTGGCACTGATCGCAGATCTGGCTGGCACGTAAAACCCGGGCCTTGGCCTTTTCGAACCTAACCCCTGTTCGCCCCAGAGAGCGGGGGCCTTTCGTTGAGCTGGTGGGCAAGTAGATAGTCCTTTGCGCGCGTGAGCATTTCGACAGAGTCGTCAAACAGTCCTAGCGCCGTGTTGCAGGTCTTGCATAGAAGGCCACGAATACATGTACCGCAGCTCTTGTTTTCTGCACAGCAGTCGTGATCATGGTCAACACAGATTTTCCCGTCCAGCAGCTCGTTGGCGCATATTGCGCATCGACCGCCCTGGTGAGATCTCATCTGCGTGAGGTCGTCTGGTGTTAGTCCAAATCGATAGAAGTAGGCGCGAACCCGCATGCACTTCTTACAGTGAGTTCGACGCTGACGCCCGTTATGGCCGTGATTGCCATAGAACTCAGAAACTGGCAAATGTTGCTTGCACCAGTTACACCGCCGCACCTCTGATGCATCTGTCCCTGAACTCATTATCCCACTAATCTGACCGAACTCACAGCGGCAGACCGGCCCATCCCTCAAGACGCACCAGACGGCGCTCAAGTTCATCCAGGCGCGCGTTCTGGGCCTTGTCCGTATCGTCGGTCATCATGCGGAAACCTGCCTCATACAGCGCCTCTGCGGCCTTCTGGGCTCCACCCTCGTTCGGATAGACGTCAGTCCAGTCGTAGAAGCGTCCATTGACGCGGGCCTTTGCATGCTGCTTGATGAGCGCGGTCATCAAGCTGACGTCGGACACGTCCCCACCTACTTGGTGGGGACGGTCGGCATGACCGGTGTCGGCCAGCAGAGGAGCGCAAGGCCCTTGTCCTTGGCGATGTCCAGGCACTTGGAGACCAGCACGTTGGGGTCGCGAGATACGGAGCTCGACAGAATCTCATTTGCGCGGGCCTGGGCCTCGGCAGTCTTCTGGTCCTGCAGGGCCACCGAGGTGGCAGCGCGGGACTGGTTGATTTGATTGATCTTCTGTTCGGTGCCCTCGTCGTAGTCGATCGTCGGGACAGCTACGTCCAAGATTTCGACTTGGGTGCCCACCTTGCTTGCAAGGATTTTGCGGGCCTGCTCCGACAGCTCTGGCAGTGGAGACTGGTCGAGATTCTTCGGGGCCAAAGGGTCGAACGTTGCGAACACCTCGTTCAATGCAACCTGCAGGTTTCGGGTGACCAGGTTGGTTCGAACGTTGTCGAATGTCTTGTACTGGACGAATAGCTCTGGCGTGGCTTCCTGCTTAATCTGCCAACGAACTGACACATCCGCGTCTGCAGTGGAAGAGTTACCTAGACGAACCTTGATGCGATTGTCACCCTTGTGCTGGTCGATCTGGATCGCCCCGTCCATCTCAGTGACGTTCGCCCACGGGGCCTTGAAGTGCAAGCCGTTGGACAGCGTTGAGCCATTCGGTCGCCCGAACGTGGTCTCGATACCAATCTGTCGAGTACCAACGGTGGTTATCGAAGCGAAGATACCGAAGATCAACGCGAATACACCGGCACCGGCAGCGGTGAGGAGTGGGATGTATCGATCTTTGCGGGGCGCGATCGGAGTTGCAATAACGGCAATTCCGGCAACGATGAGCAGGATCAGGGTGATCCACATTGTGGGCGGCATAGACGGCTCCTAGATTTCGGTGGTGAGTAATTCGGCTACGGTCACGGGGCGCTCAGACCCACGTCTGAAGTGAAATAGCCTGTAGTAGAGGTAGATGAGCTGCTTCACGCGACGTTTCCGAACAGGCGCTCCATCACGTTGTCGGTGGAGGCCCGGAACTCGGCAAGGTTCTTCGAGTGGTTGTCCACATCGCCTGGCTGAGTGCTGAGACGTGAACGCCACTCGAGGTTGTCGGCGTCGCAGTTTTGTGGATCACCGTCAATGTGGTGGACACGCCACTTCTGCACTTCACGTTGATCAGCTCGGTTGTACGGCACGCCATGGAATGCAGAAGCGACTAGGGTGTCTACCCGTAAGAGCAGACTCCAACTCGCAGTACGCCCGGATCCACGATGAATCGACACGTATAGATGGTCATCAGCTGGTCGGTTCTTACTGGCGTTCCGGCCAATTCGCCGCGACAGGTAGTAGCCGTTGTAGTTGCGTTTCCATGTCGTGCCGTCTTTGCGGGTGAATTCCCGGGTGAACGGCAATGATCTGACAATACCTGTGTTGGACACTTCATACCGCTGGTCCAGGAAAGGGATCGGCTTCCAGATCAGCTCAGGTGTCTCCATTAGCGCCCCTCCTCGGCCCAGTAAGCCTCCATCACTTTCGTGACGGCCTTGTACCAGTCAGGACGTCCGCTCAGTTCGCCGTCAATGGCATCGAAATAGACCTCGCCCGTTGCAGTTTCTTCGATCTCGCCGTCCAGATGCTGGCGGTCAAGCTCGCTGATGAGAACCTCTTCGAGCTGGCGGATAAGCACTGTGTCATCGGGGCGCAGGCTCACCTAGATCTGCTCCAGGGCCTGGATTACCTCATCTGGAAATACGCCAGATTCCTTGACCGCCGCGATGAAAGAGTTTGTGAGGGCTATGAGCCCCGCAGCGGTGCCCAGCCATGCGAAGAACTCGCCTACCTGATCGATGGGAATGCCGTTGAAACCAATGTCAACGGTGTCGTTGCTGTTGATATTGAAAGTGTTTTCGATTTGGTTCTTCATAGTCAGATTCCTGTCACGTTGGTGGATGCAATGCAATGGGTGTCTTTCAGCCACTTGCCGCAGTCCTGGCACTGGAAGCGCGTGTAAACACGAGTGGCGTTCTTTCGAGTGCCCTGCTTGGTGATGTGCGTGGAATTGCAATTTGGACAATGCATCTCGCCGTCCTCGGTCCACAACCCGAGGTTCATGCCACGCAGCCACGGACGGGTGTCGTAGTAGAGCTCCACCGTCTGATCGACGTCGCGCATGTTGTAGCTCTTCATTGACCGACGAGCACGGCGTAGCACATCGCCCTGGCCGAAGCGCAGTGTGCGCCAAAGGCCATTCTCAGTGTTCTCCTTGCCCTCCATCGCCTTTGCCTTTGCGACGTAGCGCATTGACTTGGCGTATGGGTTGAAGTTTCGCGAGATTTCCTTCATGAGGTCAATGTCCACATGAGGAGCTGGCGGCGTTAGGTCGTAATACCAGAACGCAGTATTGAGGTGCTTGACGTCGAAGTTCTTGCTGTTGTACCCAACGACGTAGTCCGCTGCCGACAGGAGGTCCCAAGCCTGCTCCACCATGTTCTGATGTCCACCACCCGGGGTGTGAGACTGGTTGTCCTGCGGTAGGTTCCCATCCCATTCGGCAACGAACTTGGTCTTGTGGTCGGGGTCGTCAATCCACCGGTAGGCGAAGCAGATGGTGCGAGGAGGCTCGATAACGCGTTCGGGGGCGATCCAACTGCCGTACTGCTTGCCTTCCCACACCCCGTCAACCAGAGCCGACTGGCGCTCGATATCGATTGCCAGGATCTTCGCATCCGTCATATGTCTGCCTATCTCAGTTCTGGAACTGTTCTTCGAGCTTCGCGGTGGTGAGCTTGTCCCAATGGGCGATGAATTCTTCTGTCATGACATGCAATTGCTCACCGGACACGAGAAAGGCATGTGGCTCACCGCTCTTATGGGTAAGCACCTGAATGAAGATGTTCTCAGTGACCCGGATGGTCACGCCCATGTCTGTCTCAATGGCTTCGAGCTGACCGAGATGCTCGAACTCGCCCGTAGCGCTCACTCGGGGGCCGCGAAGCAGTCGAGGGTCGTACCAGCGAGAAAGGCCTCGAACAGCATGTTAGCCATCTCGCCGCGCTCTTCTACGCTCTGCACCCAAACGCTCTTTGGAGGCGCTACGAGTGTGTCGGGGCCTGCGACGATTAGGAGGTAGCGCCCATCCTCCAGTGCGACAGTGAGGTGTCCGTTGGAGTAGTGGAATGGGAGCCGCGTCCCAGGTGTTTTCAAAGTTTCCATGTGTCCCAGTCTATTTCGGTAAAATGGGATCATGTGGGTAGTTATTTTCGACCGAAACCCGTGTACGGATCGACCTTCTCGCTCAGGTAGTTCAGGAGATGGAGCCCCGTAATAGCCACGGCGGCATGACAAATAGCCCAACCAAGACGAGAGCTCAGCCACCTATCAAACTGGTGACTGAGCTTCTCATCTTCGGGCGCAAAGTATTCAACGGCGGCGATATACGCCACCAGGCCGATCCAGCCCTTTTCGGAGTAGCGCATTAGTCGCGGAACTTCTCCAACCCCTTCGGGCCCTTGAAGCGATCATCGAACTCGGGGAAGTTCTTGCGGAAGTACATCAATGCCAGGGCATGGAAGATCACGGCAGTGAGGTGCTCAAGGCCGGTCCCACCCTCGCCGTTGTCAAACTCTTCGCCATTCCACCACGCCATAGCGTGACGCATCATGGCGTCGTACGACTTGGACCACTCATAGCCCTTGGCCCAGTTATGGTCTGAGTACTTCTTCGCGCCCTTGCCGTACAGCTCCGCAACCTCTAGGAGCTCGCGCACCGGCAGTAGGGACATGCGGACATCGTTGCCCGCCTTCTGCCCTCCCGTGGAGGAGGTGGTCATCACTTCCCCGGCACTCACGCGCCAAGCTCCCTTGCTGCTTCGTTCAGAAAATCGTTGGCCCGGTCGTGGATCCCACGCAGGACGTCCTCGTCAACCTCGATAAGTTCATCGCGCTCATACACAGAGCTGAACTCGATTCCGTCTTCGAGGTGTTCGATTGCGATCCGGCGCGCGACCTCAGTGATCGCTTCTGGGGTCACTTCTTCACCCACACTGTGATGGTCTTCTCCTGTGAGACAACCTCTTCAGTGGGTCCGTCGTAGTAGCCACCATTGAAGGAGGCATACCACCCATCACGACGGAAGTAGCGAACCTCGCCATTATCGTCGGTAATCTTGAAGACAAACCAGTACTGGTCGCCTTGACCTTCGCCTCCGAAGGTGTCCTCAAGCTCGATACGCCCGAAGCCTTCGAAGTACTTGTGATCAATCTCCGACTCGGGGATCGGAACGAATTTGCGGGTGTCCGGGTTCCACCGCTCCTTTCTTACCCTGATGTATTCCTCAAACTCATGCCAGCCGGTGATGTGCTCTGTCTTAGGCTCGGTCTCTTTGTACGGAATGTAGGTCACATCCCAGCCGGTATCCTGTACCAGCTCTTCGATATCCTCGACGGTGTAGCTCACTTGATCTCCTCATATACGTTCATAAGCTTCTGCGTGACCCTTACTTCCCTTGTAGGGCCGTCATAGTCGCCGCCCACGAAGGATGCGTAGTAGCCGCTGCGTCGGAAGTACCGCTCAGTCCCTTCAAGGCCGGTGACCTTGAAGACCATCCAAAGGTCTTCACCCTTTCCTTCGCCGCCGTACTGATCGATAAAGGCCGCTCGCCCGATACCAGGGATGACTACCTCTTCATCCCCGTACTCGAGCAGGTCTTCGAACTCGAACCAGCTACCGGACCACTCGTTTTCTTCGTCTTCGATCGCCTTGTTGAGTGCCTTGATTGTGTAGCTCATCAGATAGACCTCCAGTCAGCCTTCTTTACGTGCGCGGCCTCTACCTCGAATGTGTCTCCACCCCAGTGGATTCCGTCATAGGAAGTGGCATAACCACTGTGCTTGAAATGGCGAATGCCCGAGAAACTTCTCACCTCGAAAACGAAGTACACCTGTGTACTCACGCCCTGTTCCTTCTCTGGGGTGTGGGCCTCAACAAGGGTGGCTATGCCGATGCCCGGAAGACCTACAGAGGCACCCATCTGCAGAAGGTTGTAGAGCCCTTCCCAGGCGATCCCGGGTGCTACGAAGGTCGTAGCGAGATCGGTGATGTCGTCAACGGTGTAACTCATACGGTTTCCAATCGCTTCAGAAAGTGGCTGTTGTCTTTGTGCCGCTGCACGTAATCGAGATCCGGTTTACGGAACTCGTCAAAGTGGCTGACGATGAACTGAGCACTCCTCCCCTTCGTCAGGGAGGTGATTGTGCGGCGCAGGGCCCACTGGTATGCCGCACCCGGTGAGTACTTGTAGTCGTTGGGGATCACCAACCGCTCCAGTGCGGTCACGTAGATCTCCTCGCGGAACATCTGCACAATGCGCTCGTGAGGTATTGCCCAGACCTTCGCCATGTCCATCTGGACCGTCTTGCCGTTCTTCAGGCACTCGTCATAGATGGGCTTCCCGGGCGTGTAGGCCACGGAGTGGTGGATGGAGTCATGGTCGTAGATGCGCTTCACCGCGTCGGTGAAGAACTCATCGGACTCCTGGGTGAGATCCACCTGCTTCTTGCCATGGAGGTCTTCCCACACCTTGTAGAGCACGTCATGCCATTCGGGGATGAGCTTGGCTCCCCTGCGCTTGAGGTCAAGCAGGTCGGCCATGTGCTTACCCCAGGAGTTGTTCTTCAGCTCCCAGTAGGCGTGCGAGTGCTTGATTGTGTACAGCTGATCTGGGCTTGCGAATACGGACGTCTTGTCCGTCAACTCCAGAATCTCGTACAGCCGGGGGTCCCAGAATGCGTCCCCTCGGATAGAGGGGTCCGCGAGCGAGGTGTTTGGCTCGTTCGTGAAGAGGTCCACGTCCTTCGGTTCCCGCCAGTCGGGAAACCAGTGCTTCGCGGCTACCGAGCCGACGATGAGCGTGGTCAAATCCATGCCTTCTGTCGGCGGATGCGGTGGATGCGACGGCGAACGCGCGACCGCTTCGGGTTGTACTCCCCCCGTCCCACGGCGAGGCTGCGCTTCAGTGCACGGCCCGGGATTCGGGACCAGCGCTCGCGGGCTGCGTCTGAGTCGGCGGGAACCATCGGGTTCTCGTCAGCCATGTGGTCTTCGGTCATCGCCCACGCCTCGCGTTGTTGACGTCGACGTTGATCGACCAGGCAACACCCATGCCCAGCAAGAACTCAACCACCCACGCTGCAATCACTTCCGGGGCTTCAAGATCACCAGCAATCGCCACCGAGGTGATCAGTGCGGTGATGAATAGGAAGGTGCGCAAACTCATTTCTCTCCACATCCGTTGTGATTGATGAACTTTCGCCAGTGCTTCCAACCGTTTGGACAGTGGAAACCCCAGTCACGAGTCACGCGGCCAGTGATGATCAGGGTGGTGGCTGGCTTCTCGTACCACCGGTCGTGTTCGAAGCTCCATATCGGCAGAGGCACCAGCTCCACACGATGGGCCACGGTCGCTCGCCGGAACGCGATACTCGGGGCCTTTCGCAGGTTCCGTGATCCGTCCGTGCGATGCTCCCAGTAGGAGCCCTTCAATAGAATCGACACAAACCACCAGGGATGGTCGTGAAGTGCGCGATCGTCATCCGACCCGAGGAACTTGTGAAGGTAGATGTTGAAGCGCTTATTGCGCGGAATGACGTGCCACCGCAATAGGTATGGGGTCCCATCCTGGCGGTTGAGAGTGATGTCAGGAGCCCTCATGCGCGGAGTTCCTCCAAACACTGATTGGCGATTGCTTGAACCCGAGCAAGAGGATCCACCGGCAACGAACCGATGGCACCGTGACGGTGCCTAACCCCATATGTTTCGAAGCGGATATCTGACAAGGCACTTCTTGCTTTGTCTAGTCGGCTAGACAAAAGGTGGATCGTAGTCTGCTGTGTCGCAATGATTTCCGCCATCGTCTGAATGCTGCCATTCAGCGATGCCGTTGCGCCCCAGTCGTTTCCATCCATGGAAATAATCGTATCGACGGGATTCGGGTTCATGTGGGTGAGAAAAAGTAGAGCCCCGGTCGGCGGCGCGTGAGAGGGCGTCTAGATACATCGACCGGGGCGACTACTGGAGCGTAGCTCTACAGCAGCTACTTACATTATATAGCTATGGTGCGCAAGCCTGAGTTTGCTAGAGACCCAGTTCGCGACATACCAAGCTAAAGAGCTGGCTGAAGAAGTTCGATGACTTCCCAATGCGTGCAGCTAGATCCGTGGTTGGAACGGAAGGGTTGGCAATGATCGCGTTCAACACATCCAGGCATGCTGCGCGACTCTGATGCCCGACACGGCGATGGAACACAGCGAAGTCGGGACGAGCTGTCACCAGCTCATGGGCGGCACGTGCCTTTTCCAGGCGGTTGCGGTAGCGAGTATCCACACCGTTGTGAGCGTGGAGAGCTTCGCCAGTCAGTGCCTCTACCGGCATGGTGATCTGCTTAATATCAGGCCACTCGGGGCGCATCGCTGCGCGTTCAGCTGGAGTGGTCCCACCCCAGATGCCGAATTCCTCGCCATTATCCAAAGCCCAGGTACGGCACATGTCCAGAACGGGGCAGCGTGAGCACGTGGCCTTTGCGCGCTGCTCGGCGTAGGCCACCATTTCGGTAGCCAACTCCTGAGTGACTCCATCCTCGACCAGCTCTTCCACGGTGAGGAAGTGCGACTCCTGGTCATCAGGGTCACATACGGCTTTGCTGCGCCAATCAAGATCCAGGTCGCTGGCCGTAGGTGGGCGCTCGATCATAGCGGTCATTTGGTTGTATCCCTTCAATCAGTCCCGGTCGTGTACCGGAACTTTTGTTGCAAGTGCGACAAGTTCGGCCAGGGTGCAGCTAACCCACTGCTTCATGGGATCAGTTGTGCCCTTGCGCTTGTGAACGAAGAACCCGGCCAGAGCTCCCGCGTTCTTGGCCTCTACTTTAGCCTCCCCAACCCCTTCGGGAAGGCTTAATGCAGCTACGTCCTTAGTTTCGATAACGATGTCGTGCCCGTCAATGCGGAAGTTGACAACATCGCCCTTGTCAACACTCCCCCAGCTCGGTGCAACCTGAATGTTGGGGTCCTGCAATGCTTCTCGCAGCCCATCAACAATGAGGCGATTGAACTTCGCCCCTGCGGCTTTCGCCGACTTCCGGTTCCTACTCAACGACCCGCTACCTTTACGTCCGAACCTGTTTACGCGACAGACCCTCAACCTCCCCGGCTGACTGTCCGTCAGTGGAATGACCATACAGAGAGGGTATGACAACCGGCACCCACATGAACTGCAAACGCCTCCCCGCCGATGCACAGATGCCCTCCCAAGTCTCGTTTGGCAGACTGTAACCCTGGTCACACGGGGTCAACATCTGGGGACTCGGCTTTACCAGACAACTGACTGGTTGGGTTTGCCGCCTAGCGGATGAAGTCGGGCCGGTCATCCTCTTCCTCGGGGATCCTGCGGGCCATGGCCGCATAGAACTCCGCGCGTCGCGCCTTCGCCTTGGGGGTCTTCCCGAACATCTCGGGAATCCATTCACCAGCCACCCACACCGTACTCTCCTGGCGGTCAACGCAATTAGCCTTCAAGCACTCAGGACGTACCGGACATTCACCACAGATGCTCTGGACCTCGGCAGTATCCTTCTCGCCAAGTTCGTTGGGGTCCTTGATGAAACGGATATCTCCACCACACTGGATGTACTGATACCACTCCTGGTTTGAATTCCAGAGCTTCATGCCGCGAACCGCATCTGGTCGAAACGTTCAGCAAGGATCACGACATCCTCAGGGCCCTGGCGATTCTTCACGAAGCACGCGTTCATCAGTGGCACGCCCTGGTCTTCGTCATCTCCATGGGACGTAGGTGGACGGGACAGGATGACAGCGACATCAGCCGTCTGCTCAATGCCGCCCGATTCTCGAAAGTCCGACTTGTTCGGAAGACGCGGCTTGCCGTTGTGCTGCTCGAGGCTGCGATTCAACTGTGCTGCAACAAGAACCGCACAGTCCAGCCGCCGCGCAATGCTACGAGCCATGGTCGCGATGTAGTCGACTTCCAGCACACGCGAGTCAAATCGCTTGGCAGACTTGACCAGCTGCAGATAGTCAATGAATACGAAGTCCAGACCGAACCGCTGCTTGTGCACCCGGCACCTCTGCGCGATCTCCTCGATGGTGAGGTCTGGCTCATCATCGATCGTGAAACGGATCTCTGCATTGTCAGCGGCCCATCGGCTGATCTTCTCCTGCTGAGACGGATCCATCTTGCGCCGGAAGATCGGCTTGTAAGGGGTCTCTGTTCCACATGCAGCAAGACGGCCCATCAGGTCGTCCTTGGAGAGCTCCAGGGAGAAGACCAGCGTCTCGTACCCCTGCTTGGCGATATGCCACGACACCTGCGTGCCGAAGATCGTCTTGCCGCAGCCAGGGCGTGCGCCCGTCACATACAGCCGCTGACTCTGATAGCCCCCACCGAGCTGGTCATTGACGTTCATCCAGGGTGTTGGCAAGAACGGACGATCATCCTCCTGCGCTGTAGACCACTGGTCATATAGTTCGCGGAAGCCAAGGGAGTAGACCTCCTGCATGTCATCCAGCTGGTCAAGGAAGGATCGCGCGGCCTCCAACGCCTCCGGGATCTCGCCCGGGTCGTCATGAAGCGCCTGGAACCTCTGCCCCAGGCTGTTGACGGTTCGGATCTTCCACTGCTCAGTGACGATCTGCGCGTAGTAACCGACGTTCCCCGGCACATTGCAGTGCTCCATGCAGATCTGCAGGTAGGGGGCTCCACCAGACTTACGCAGATCCTTACTTCGGCGCAGGCGGTCGAATACCGTCATGGCGTCAATAGGCACCGCCTCCGCATACATGCCCTGAATGCACGTGAAGAGGAGTTCGTTGGTTGGGTGGTAGAAGTGATCAGCCCTCAGGCCCTCCAGCTTGGAGAACACGTCAGGGTTCAGGAGGAGCGCTCCGATTACACCTTGCTCAGCTCGGAGGTCGTGGGCTGGCTCTCGGTCTCCTGACACTCGACCCTCTCTCTATAAATCTGGGTGATCCATGCCCGCGAAATCTCCCTGTGCCAGAAGCGGATAGCTTCTGGGTCGGTCATGTCGTCGGGTGGATACTGCTTGGGCATCTTGATGCCGAACCGGTTCTCCACAGCTTTTACGTTCGTGGTCTTCCACTGCTGCTTCATCCAATTCCGTTGGGCTGCACGCTCGTCTGCGAAAAGATCAACGTCGTCGTACCGGCCCTGCTTTAGCCACGAATGCGCTGCGGGAACATAGGTCAAGTCGTCCGGGTCACATGACATCGCAAAGTTGCGCGCGGACTCAATGAGCTTGGCCGGATCTTGCCCCTTGTTTTCGACTAGGTCAGCGAAAACACGCTCGGCCTCACTGATGGCAGTGTGTTTGGGATAGGCATCCCAAAACTGCCTGAAAGACCGAGCGTGTTTCTTACGCGCCTCGCCGGGGGTTAGCTTCTCGCTCACCAATCCGGTTCATCGTTGTTGGAGTCGCCGCCCCAAGCATCTTCTGTGGGCTTCTGGCGCTGCGCGCCGCCCTTCTGCGGAGCTGCAGTGGCAAAGCGAAGGTCGGGGCCGAAGGAGTCGAACTCAACTTCCAGCACGGAGCGCTTCTCACCCTCGCGGGTCTCAAACGAGCGCTGCTTGATCTGGCCGTGGCCGATAACGCGGTCTCCGCGCGAAAGGCTCTCGGCTACATTCTCCGCGAACACATCCCAGATGGTTCCGTTCAGGAACGTGGTGTCGCCGTCGACCCAGTTTCCACCCGGGTCCTTCTTTCGGGTGTTCGTCGCCACCGACACATTGACCACGGCCTTACCGCCGCCAGTAAAACGGACCTCGGGATCACGAGTGAGGGTGCCAACAACAGTGACTTCAGGAAGGGTGATGCTCATATGCTCTCAATTCGTTCGGGATCAGTTGCTGGACCATGGGTCTCGTAGATCGATGTCTCTATGATATTCGGACCCAAGGAGGTTCATGTGGGTGAACTTTCCCAGGTGGTGCTGGTATATCGGGATGGCAGCTGGCTCTTCCCAAGGCCTTACGTGATAGCCCTCAGAGTGTGCTGCGTTGGGGTTGTGTTCAATCCACCCATGGCAACCGACCGTTCCGTGTCCGCACACGTGGACGATGTTGTCAAGGCTCCACAGGCCTCCCTGAGACCTCTTCTTGCGGTGGTGCATAGACAGTCCACCCCCGATACCGCAGCGCTCGCATAGGCCACCTGAGCGGCGCTGGATCTCTACGCGGCACTGCTCCTCGGTCATCAAATGGGGAGGAGGATCCGCGCAAGCTGGCGAAGCAACTCCCGCTGCCACGGAATGACGATCTCACCGTGCCTCGCCTCAAGCTGCTGAATGAAGTTGGGGGCAGGCCTTACAAACTCGCGAAGCTCGGCGTCCAATGCGTCGAAGTCAGCCATTGCGTGTCCTTCTCTTCAGTTCCTCGCGCTGGTGAGTCTGCAACCTTTTCAAAACCTTCGTGAATGGCCACGTCTTGCCATCGTGAATCAGCTTGCCGTCACGGTCATACGCGGGCCGCTGGTCAGCGAGCTTGTTCGGCAACGCGGGGGCGTGAAAATGCGATGGGCGCATCAGGATCCGAGTCCTCTCATCTGTACGTCAGTCCCAGCTAGCGAGCTGTACAGCGTCCAGCGGGACGGGAAGTTGAAACCTAGATCCTCGAACCAGTCGCGATCCCATTCGGGAGTCTCTGTAGCCCAGATGTATTCACCGTTGGACAGCTCAATGACGGCTGACCTCACCGTCTTCTCTTCAGGATGTGCGAAGAGGTAGTCGCCCATGTAGTAGCACAGCCAAGCGCCCGGGGTAAGGTCCGGCTCCTTCAGTTCGCCGGAGAGATTCTGAAACAGCTGGCGCAAAGAACTAAGTAGCTTCACAGCACGTTCTCCTTGAATTCCAGAGTGAGCCAATGCCCGTCCGGCTCTTGAGTAATTCGAACGGAATACGCATCACCCCCGGGGATCGTCAGTAGCGCAGCGCCGTGGGTAAGCGTCAGGGCGACCTGGTAGTCCGGGTGAGGGTGACTGCGAATAGCTTGTGCGATGCGGCTTTCCAGTCGCACGCGGACGGAGTTCACATCTCCCCCAGGTACTTTGTTTCGGTGTAGCTTTGGGACTGGCTAGGCGCGTCCATGACGGCCTCCCAGTCGTGGAAGTTCCTCACGCAGAAGCGGAGGTTGGTTTCCTCGTTCGGCTTGTCCCACCAGACAACGTCGTCATCGAGAACTCGATACTCGACATAGCCGTTGGTGGCATCACAACGCAGGATGGTGAATCCGAATGGCGACTGAAGTTCGGTAAGCCGATCCTTTTGGCAGCGAGTGGGATCCAGATCTTTGGCGATCAACGCAAACTCATCAGCCGCAGTAATCACTGGGCGGTCAGTAGCGTCGCGATCGATGCGGAATCGTCCAACCTCGCCGTGACCTTCAGCGATTAGCGTGGAGTTGAAGAACTCCTCTCCGGTCTCCGGGTCCTGCCATCCCTCATCGGGATACTTTCCGATAAGCCGAAGTACGATCTCACTCAAAGCCCAACTCCCTCGCCCACTCCTGGAAGTGCTCTGTCGAGTTCTCATCCCGCAACGCCTTGCTGTCGAGCCACTTTGCGAGGCCTTCCGCTGACTGCGCTGTGTAGCGCTTCACTGCAACCTCCGAGATGCCGCGCGACTGAAGAAGCTTCGTGCGGTCATGGTCATAGGAGGCGAGCACTACACGGATGTTCGCGGCCATACCATGCGGGTATTCACCGTGCTCCTCGAGATAGTCGAGGACGTGCGAAAGTGCAACGTACAGAACCTCTCCGTAGGAGATGGGGATCTGGGCGCTACTCATCGCGCATCTCGTCTTCAAGCCGGTTGAAGAACTCGCCTTCAGCCTCTTTGTACTGCTCGGTGATTGCCGCCAGGAAGTGTTCGCCAACCTCACGGGCGATAGCGTCTCCAGCCACCAAACCAACAGGACCGTAGTTGGCGTGAAGATACTCTGCGACTAGCTCGTTGTATCCGAGCAGCCAGTCCGCGATCTTGTCGCGGTACGGCTTTGGAATATTCGTATGCAAGGCTAGGAAGTTGATGAACGTACGCGGTGCCTCTGCGATGGTGAATGGCAGCGAGAGGTTCATTGAATCGACCCGCTTGGGCTGGGCTGGAAGCTTGATGGGGTCAGGGATTGGCTTGCGGGCCATCAGAAGTTTCCTCCACCAGTTCCGAATACTTGTGCCAGCAGTTTGGAGCGCATTCCGATCGCGATCAGCTCTTTCTCAAGTGCTGACAACCGGCGTTCGCAGAGACCAAGCTGGGCATTGGCGATATCGAGGTCAATGCGCTCCTGCTCAGTCTCCTCAGCTGCGTGAGCCTTTGCCTTGCCGACAGCACCAGTGAACGCCATCATCTTGCGGGCCTCAGCTACGGCGAACCGAGTCGCACGCCAATCCTTCTGCGCCCTATGCCAGGCAAGAATCTTGTTCCACTTCGTGATAAGGAAGTTGACCCTATCCAACTCGCGGTCGATATGGTCGGGCGTGAGATCCGTGTATGTATAGTCCACTAACTCGTCGCTCATTCGACCTCGTACCATTCAGTGACAGTGCGCTGCAATAGTTTCCGGCCATTGGCTTCATCCACATACTTACGCGCCTGGTCCTCCGTCAGTTCACCCACTTCTTCGCGGCAGGCAACCTCTCCGCATGGGTACGCAAAGCTCCATTCGACATGGCACTTCGGCATCGGCTTGTTCTGCGCTTCGAGCTGCTCCTGCACGCTACTCATCCGATGCCGTCCACAATGCCAAGGGCAACGGCTTCATCCATCGCCAAGTACCATTCCTTGTCCCGCATGTGCTCACGGAACTCGTTGTAAGACAGCTTGCAACGGGTGTGAGCTTTGATGTAGCGCTCGACCCATTTTTCGCTGAACTCGAGCTCATTGCGTACCTGAGCCATCGTCTGGTCGTGAAAGGTCAGTAGCGGCTCGTGGATGTAGATGTAGCCCATCTGCCCGCCTAGACGTACGTCACCAGCCTGAAGGATCAATGAGGCTGCAGAAGCGGCCCGTCCGCGTACACGAGTGGTGATGTGGTGTCCCCCACCACCGGCCTCAGACATTCGCACGAGCTCGTCATAGATGGCGTCCCCATGCTCCATGGATCCGCCTGGTGAGTTGATGATCAACTCAATCGGACGCCCCGGGTGGTCAATGCCAATATCACGCAGGAGGTTGAGGGTCTTGCGTGCGCCCTTCTCGTCAATCTCGCCATGTAGCCCCAGCTCTGCCGGTTCCATCATGCAACTCGCTTCAGCTCAGGGACGACACGCAGCTTGCGGGCCCACTGGCCACCGCGAACAATGTCGCGGCCACGGGCGAGGGGAACCTCGTAGATCCCCCACCTCCATTTCCCGCGCTTGTCGGGAGTCTGGGGGCAGTGGAACATCAACGCTGTCTCGGTATCGCAGTCATGGTCAGCGAATTCAGCAGTACTGTCACCGTTCGGCCAGAAGTCGGCCCATGGAATGTCTTGCTGGACAACTGAATCCTGATACAGCTGGCCCATCACGTAGAGCGCCAGCTGAGCGCAGACACCCATGCGGTACTGGTCGTCCTTGCCGGTCTTGATGTCCACCATGTAGCGGACGCCATTCCATTCGACAATGCGGTCAGCAGAACCAGCAGCGCGTAGCGTAGACACTCGGCCATCGGGTAGCTCCATGCGATCGTTCGCTTGGAGGAAGACCTCCCGCGCCAAGAACGTCATCCCGGGAATGGATGCGATGCACTCGTGATACCCATCCAGAATGGGCTTCATATCCTCATCGACCAGTGACCAGTCGAGGTTGCCCTCTTCCAGGACTCCGGTGAAGTCGTGAATCGATGTTCCACGGGATGACTTATTCATCGCACCGCCGATGGTCTCGGCCTGGTTGATGACTTCCTTGATCTCGCCCTTGCTTGAGTCCCAGCTACCACCCTTGGCGATGATCGCCTTCACTCGGTTAAGCAGCTGAGGGTTCTGCGCGAGGCCGAACATGGCGTTGGCCTGATGCCAGGCAAACAACCCGTCTCCCGGCTTGTCCAAATCCTTAGCGAGAGTTGAGCAACGGGAGTATGCGACCCTTCGTCCCCCATCGGGGGTGTACAGCATGGGTCGCTGGTACCGGTCCCGGGGGATTGCCCAGTCAGTAATTAGGCACTCGCAAGCAGCTCGAAGTGAGTGGCAGTCGCAGTCAGGGCGTCCACGTCAGTGGAGCTCACCACGGCACCGCCATCTGGGTACTGCTCCGCGAACCAGACCTGTACGTCCTTCGACGCGACGCCAGCGGCCTTGGCTGCAGCCTTCACGCGCTCCAGCGCCTCTGCGGCCTCAGGGTTGGTGGTCTTCTTCGCGGCAGCCTTGCGTGGTGCAGCCTTGGCGGAAGCGGCGTTGCCATCATCATCCACATCGGCCACCAAGCCGAGTGCTGCCATGTAGGCGTAGCGGCGTGCGTAGGTGATCGCGGAGCCGTGAGCCTGTGGGTCGTTCTTCACTGGGTGAAGGACCATCGTGGAAGAGATCTGCTCGCCGCTCTCGTGGATGACAACAGTCTTGAGCGTGTCGTAAACCTTGCCATCGGCGTTGACGTAGGAGGGCTGCTGGGAGACAGCAAGACCATGCTTCGCCAGCACCGGCTGAGCCTCGCGCATCACTGCCGGAAGGTCGGCGTACTTGGACTTGAAGAACGGGTTCGCCGTGTCCTTGGCGATCACCCCGAACTCGGACTGTGCAGCAACGAGGGCCTCTGCGAGGGTTGAGTGCTTGAATTCGCTCACCAGTCAGTAGCTCCTATGTAGAGAAAAACGAACAGAACGACTCCCCATGGCCACCATGGGATTTGAATCACTTAGAAAAATCTTCAAGAGACTTGGCCACCAGCCAGGCCATTCCGGCAACGAGCGCGATCACCACCGCGAGCGCAATCGGGCCCCAGAGAGGGGCAGTGACCCACCACCACGACCAATCCTGAACCGGGTTCTCCCAAGGGCAGATTTTCATCATGGCGAGAATGCCGAAGAGAACCGTTCCGCCTAGACCCGAAATCGCCTGAGAATTCCCAGAATCACTCACGCTGGTGTCACCTTCTTCTGAGCCTGCAGGACTGTGCCGTGGTTCCGGGCAACCCCTCGGACAAGTTCGACAACCTGTCCCTGAGTGCGGCTCGGGTCGTCGTTGTAAGCCGACACGTCCCCGCCGAATCCAGCTGGGATGGCGCGCGAGATCAACCGGTGGGCACCCCACCAAGCGCGCATATCGTCCCGAGCGGCGGACTTACCCACCGCAGCGTCCAAGGCTCCAAGGATGTCGTAGCGCACAGTGTCCCCGATACGCTCATGTCGCACACCCTGCGTCCAACCATTTGCCAGAAGACGCGCCGCAATCTGGAGTGTTGCCGCTACAGCCTCGGGATCATCCAGCACCACAACGTTATTCTTGCGGGCGAGACGGCGTAGCCAATCAGCAGTAGACATAGCTGTAATTTTATCAACTACCCACATGATGCAGTTTGCTGGCGAATCATCCAACTGTTGTCACGAGTCTTGTCGAGATCCCATGGCTCAGCACCCATATTCCGTAGCTCACGACACACCCTGGTGCGCTGAATCTTGAGTGTCAGCACGGCGTCAGCGTCAGATTCCCTGTGCCGCTCACGAATTGACTCATCAAGCAGGAAGAGGTCGAGAAGCTTCTCGTTCCTACTCTCCAGAAACTTGGCTGCGGATTCACTCACGCATACCAGGCTGAGCCCATACACCGACATGTTCGTGTGGGTATGAGCGCCGAGGGACACGACCCCCTCGGCGGCGCGACTGCGCACTCAGGTCGACAGGAAGGGATACTACTTTGCTCGGCCTCCCTGAGTCTCGAAACCCATTCTACTGATCCTGGCTTAGATGGAATCCCACAACGGAAATAATGAACCATTTCCGCAGGTCAGGATGGTTCACCCACATGAACCCCTGCGCCATGTCGTAGCCTCTTAAAAGGAGAGTGCGAACGCAGTGAGCACGCACCTCCCGCTAGGGAGGCCCACGCCGGATTGGCGTGGCTGCCCGGAGGGCATCAACCTCCAGACCGCAGCGTCCCCACTTGAGCATGGTTCTCGGTGAAATGAATAACCCTTGCAGTCAAGGTATCTCACGTTGAGATGGAGGTAGTCGTTACGTAAGTCGGGAACGGTACTAGAGCGCGCACGCGCGAACCTGCTACCCACATGAACCCGAAATGCGCTGCAAGACTTTGACACATGGGAATTGAAGTACAGAAGGCTCGCGGGAATGAGATCATCTACCGCACTCCGAACGGCCCTATCCATATCAAGGCTTGGGACGACAACGCGGGAACCTGGTACCTAGCGCTCAACGCTCCCGACCGATACCCGAACGGATCGCGCAAGCAAACTACCCATACCCTGCTCATCGGGCCCCAGCACCACGCGGATATTAAGGCGTTCGTCCAGGCCTTCGCCGCGATCTACGAAGCCGCGAACAAACCGAAAGCCCCTCGCAAGCTCGGCGGTCTGGACTGCGATGAAGCGCGTGACGGCACGGTGTGGGCTGACTCGGATGAGGGATTCCCTTTCCACTACCGATTCCGTGATGGTAACTGGGAATATTTCGCTCTCGCTGGAGAGCGTAGCTGGAAAGTACTGGACGACCCGTACTCGCTTATCGGCCACGGCCCCTACGTCGAGGTGACCGCGTGAGCCACCACTCCCTTCGCCACAAAGAGATCGCATCAAAAGGACTAATCCTCCTCACCGAGGTTGGGTCCGGTCTGCATGGTGTGACTCTCGCTAACACCGACGACCATGACGAGATGGGTATCTGTATTCCTCCACCGGAATGCGTTCTGGGCCTGGAGAAGTTCGAGCAGTACGCCGATCGTTGGCACTCAGACGGGACGCGCATTCCTGACGGAGTGCGCAGTCAGCACGGCGATACCGATCACACGACGTATGCATTGAACAAGTGGGCTCGCCTTGCAGCGCAGGGGAACCCGACCGTTCTGCTCCCGTTGTTCGCACCCAAGGGAAAGATCTATAAGCAGACGCTGGAGGGCACTCAACTTCTTAGGGCCCGGAGCCTGTTCCTCTCGAGGGACGCTGGGTGGCGGTTCCATGGGTACCTGAAAGCCCAGCGTGCGCGCATGATCGGCGAAAAGGGTGAGTCGAAACACAAGAATCGCCGCGAGCTGGTGGAGCAGTTCGGTTTCGACACGAAGATGGCCTACCACGCTCTGCGCCTAGCTGTCCAGGGTTCAGAACTGATGACTCGCCAAACCATCACAGTTCCTATGGCTGCTTCGAACGTGAGTTGGCTTCGGTACGTGCGCAATGGCGGGGCATCACTCGAGGACGTGACACGGTGGCTGGATCAACTTACCGCTGCGCTTGAAATCGACATCGCGGCCTCGAGCCTCCCCGATCACGTCGACCACGACCAACTGAACGACTTCCTAATTGGCCTGCACTACGGCTACTGGAAACGCACCGGTCAACTCTAAACACGAAGGGATACGCATATGAGCAACAAGCGCAAGGACAGCATCGGAGTTCTCTCCAAGACCCAGGGAATGGTCAAGCTCGCGAAGCCGGGACCACCTGTTGCGGTTGGCACTCGCGTGACTGGGCACAACCTGGGCGCAGTGACGCACATTATCTCGATCGAAGCTGAGCGCGTAGGTGAGAAGCGCGCCATCGGAATCACTTTCAATGAGGATGGCAGCCTACACGCTGTGACCGTCCACTCCGCCGAAGGTCCGCTCGCGGAATTCAAGCCAGGCACCCTCCTGAGCATTGGCGATAGTGGAGACCTTGTCGTCTTCGATGAGGAGTACTTCTTCGACCCCGTCAGCGGTGCCAGGGTGGTTGAGGTTCGCTGATGAAGACCTACGTCCACAACCCCACTGAGGTTGAGGCTATCCAGGTAGTGCGGCCATGGAAGGGCGTTCAGGACGCTGTCCCGTTCGCTCACATGGTGAAGAAAGCCTCTGGCGCGTTCGACTACTTCAAGGTTTCATTTCCAGGCATCTCAGAGGTTGAGCGCGCGTACGAAGGTGACTGGATCGTGAAGGACCACGGTTACTACGAAGTGCTCACGAATGTTCAGTTCCAGTATTACTACGGAGATGCCAATGGCCACGGCGACTGAGGCGGATGTCTCGCATCTGGTGGAGTCGGCATTTGATGAATGCGGATCCACCAATAATGATGTCGAGCATCAGGGCAAAATCGCGGCGCTTTGGGTTGGTCACACTTGCGCTACCTACCTCATGTGCGAGGCACACTTCAAGCGGGCAATCGACGTGCATATCCCTCGGCACAATCTCAAGATTGCGCAGATTGGCCACATCACCTGCGCGCTGTGTGATCGAAAGTTCCTCACCGCAGAGGAGTTTGTGAAGGTGTATCCACTATGACCATCACACTCCCCGACCTTGGGGATCTCGACATGGAGTCCGTGTTGGAGAACTCCTACAAGGACTTCCACTGCAAGGGCTTTGATTACCTCTGCCTGTTTCGCTCACCTGAGCTCACGCTGAAGGCCTACTTCTTCGAGGGTGACGCCCAGGACGCGAGTGAGGTGGTGAACCCTCACAACCATCGCTACGACTTCCACACCACGTGCCTGTCCGGCGCGGTGGAGAATCGCTGGTACCGGTCCTACCCATTCACCTTCGACGCTGAGTCGAAGCCACAGAGCTACAACATGTTTGACTGGCACACGCCTCTCAACGGTGGTGGTGGCTTCACGATCTCTGGTGAGATCACGTTGCAGAATTACAAGTCGATCCAACGCACCCCTGGTGGTGGATACCGGATGGCTGCAGATGAGCTGCACACCATCAAGATCCTGAAGCCAGACACAGTTCTGTTTCTCGTGCAGTACGAAGACGTGGTGCCATTGGACCAGCCAACGCAGACATTTACTCAGTCTGTCCAGCCACCTGACCTGTCGGGCCTGTACAACAAGTTCACCGCCGACCAGGCAGTGAAGAGGATTAAGCAGCTCCAGGAGCTGGCGAGGCCCTGAGACCCCCTGTAACGAAAGAACCCCGGCTCCACTATGGAGTCGGGGTTTTCTCTTGCCTACAGCCAGCTGAGGGCGACTAAACCACCAATGCGTGGTAGTCCGCAATCAGCTCCTTCAGCTCCTCAGAGGCGAAGCCCTCCCAAACATTGTCGTCATCAATCAGCACAACGGGTGCGTTCATGAACCCATGGGATGTCACACGCTCATGCCAGACAGCGTCCTCATCCAGACGGATCTCCTCGAAAGGGATCTCGTTCTTCTTCAGCTGGTTCTTCACCAACGTGCAGCGGTGGCAGGACGGTCCGGTTGAAAAGACAGTGATGGTCAAGAGATTCCTTAAAGCGAACGCAGGTATGCCACTGCGGGTTCGATGTCGTAATTGATGTGAGGAAGGGTTGGCGGCGACTGTGCGACGAACTGACCGCCATAGATGATTGCCCTGAACACTGCGAAGATCTCCACGGGTGGATTGCGGATAATCTGCCCAACCTGTTCCAGAAGAGAGTCGGCCCCGATGAAGGCGTTCTTCAACTCCTGAACCACGCGGTAGACGGCGGTCATCATCTCGCCGGTTTTATCGTCCGGGGTGTCGGTGTAGATATCGCGGCCCCACACGCTGTTGGCCCCGTGGGCGTAGTCGTACCACCATGCCGGGGTGTCGACCAGGCGATCGTCGCCAATTCCGCGACCTACCGGAACGGGCCAACCTGCGGCGCGGTTTCCGTTCGCCACGCCGACCTCACGACATGGGTTGCCATAAGTGACCGCACCGATGATACGACTCTCGAGGTCAGTGCCCTTGATGTAGCGCTTCCACACCATCGAGGTGACAATGGCTCCCTGCGAGTAGCCGACAAGGACGAACTTTGCGGCCGGGAAACGGTCCAACCGCAGCTTCATCTGCCTCAGCAGTTCCGCGATACCAGCGTCCACCGAAGGCCCCATCGGGAATGCAGCAGCGGGATAGCCAATCCCCTGCCAGCGGAACAAGTCGAGAACCGCACGTGCCAGGTCAGCCGGATAGCCAGCGTCCCAGCCCGCTCCTGTGCCAGCGACAGTGAATAACCACGGCTTCAACGCCTCAGGAACGCCCAGCGCCTTCTGAGTGGCGAAGTCCATCACGCCGTCAGTGCGTAGTCCACCCTTGTTGCGCTGGAAAGTCTTCAAGGCTTCGGTCAGTTCCGGGGTGAACTTCTCGGTGAGTTTCAGCGACTTACCGTACGAGAACTTCGCACGCAACTCCCCGATCGCCGCGAGAACAGGCAGGCCTTCCATGCCTTCCTGCCAGCCAATCCATGCCATGGGTACTTCTTTCAGAGATGACGAACGGACCCACCAATAGCGGTGAGCCCGTCGCGTTTTGGGTTAGTGAGAGGTGCGGTACTGGTCGATCAATTCCTGAACCAACTCCGGGTTGGCCTTCACCACAGCCTCAACGTGAACAGGGTCAGTCGAGCCCTCATGGAGGATCTTCTCCACCAAGTCCACGGCGGTCTTGTTCTTCTTCAGGAACGTCAAAACTGCAGTAACACCTGCAAATCCGACCATGAGTCCATGAACCCAGTTGGGCGGCAGGCCATCAGCGATGGCAAGAACAGTTCCTTCCTGAGCGGCGAGCGCGCCGAGGAAGGCTACAAGGGCCTTGTAGATCTCGGGTAGGCGACGCAGGAGATCCATCACTTACCTCCGAACAACTTTCCGATCGGTCCGAGAAACTGCTCTACCGCGTTCCCAACCGTCTTCTCGATGCAGTCGGGAAGCATCTCCCAGGCTTCGTTCTTGGCCTGCTGGATCTCCTCGCGGATGATCTTCTCGATCACCGGCTTGAGCTCGCGAACAATCGGCGAAACGAACGCCTCTCCAACGAACTTCGCTACGGCGCTCACTTCGCGGCCTCCTTGTAGGCCTCGAGGATCTCCTTCGGGACACTGGCAAGAATCTTCTTGGCACGTGCGATGTTGCCCTTGTCGGTAACCGCGCCTTCACCTGCAGCAGTGCGGATTACGCGCTGTAGTGCATCCTCATCCCCCAGAACCGCAAGGCGCTCGATGAGCTCGGCGTGCTCCATGCCATCGTCGTTCAACAGCATTCCAGCCAGCGTGTCCACGGGGCCCTCACCCGGGGTGCGGTAAATCGAGCGAGACTCCCAGCGATTGGTCAGCTCGAAGTAGATGCGGTTCAGCTTCAGCCGATCGTCATCAGTGAACATGTCATCCTCTCCAGCCTGAGCTGAGAATTCGAGTAGGTAGTTGTTGAAGACGTCCCACGGAAAGTTCGGCCCCACGTCGGTGTGGTTGCCGATACCAAGGCCCACAGTGATTCCGTTGTGGTCGGTAATTCCGTCAGTGGTAGGAAGCTGCGAATACTTGTTACCCACAAGGATCTGGACCGGAATCCCGTACTTCACACAGTCCTGCACAGCCAAGTAAGCAGAGACTCGAATTGCTTTGTCGTACTTCTGAAGCCATTCGATGCGGCTCATTGAGGCGTAAGATCCTGCGAACACCTGATTGATCGTGTATCCATTGGCATCCAACACAGACCATGAAGCGTCGTCGGTGTCAACGAGATCCAACGTCTTCCCGTCTGGATCAATCACGTAGTGGTAAGAGACACCCGCACCGGCCATATAGTTGACCAGGTCCATACCGAGTGCGTTGCCCTCTTCGGTGTGGAGAACGATCAGGCGCGGCTTTCGACCATTGCGCGACTGCCAATTTGGAGCCCACTGCCCGATAATGTTCTCTTCTTCAAAGAACCTCGGCGGCAGAACAATCCCAGTGGTCAGTCGGTTGAAGTACTCAACAGCCACTCCCATTGCCTGGTCGTAACGATCGGGGAACGCGGAGCGCTGTACTTTCTGGGCACACTGGCCCGGGGTAAGCCCAGGATCGTTGTAATCGAACGCTTTAAGCCCAAACTTGCGAGGGTTCGCCAGATGGTCATAAAACATGGCAGCAGCCTTGTAAGGGTCCATGCGATCATCGAGCGAACCCCACTCAGGAAAGTTCTGCTGCTGAAACTCATTAACGGACGTACCGTCCGATCCCACCGCGTCATACTTGAACCTCTTGTCAAGGGACTCTGGGTAATTCGAGTTTGCGTACATCACGAACTTCGACTCCACCCACGCGGTGGCCAGCGCAATGTGGATGCCGCGTGAAGTGATGCCGAGATCCTGCCCGCAACGAATGACGATCCGTGCGATGTCGTCCTTGGTGTAGAACATGAAGCCCTTAAGGGGTGTCAGCGATGATGATGTCGGAGATCTCCACACCTGGTGTCAGGAGATCCGACTTAAATCCGAGGCCGAAATAGCGCTCGCCCTCACCGTGGTTCACGATCTGCGTTGTGTCTGTCCAGCTGACAATCGGCGTCAACGAGGTACCGACGTACAGTGAGTACGCATTGGTGAGTGGGTTGTATTCGGCGGTGTAGTTCTGGTTAGTGGCAGTGGTGTACTGCACCGGAGTGACGCGACTCTGCGTGGTAACTGGGCCCGTCCCGGTAACAACCTCGACAGTGTCGTGCTGCCACAGGCCATTCAGAAAGACGCCGTTGTGCTTCAGCGCCGCGTAGTTGGTCATGTCGTAGTTCGAACAGATCGCAATCCACGCGGTGCCGGAACCAAATCGAATCGTGTTGTAGGTCAGGCGAATCGCATCGGTTTTCAAGGGCGCGTAGTACAGCATGGCGACGTCGTCAAACAACGTAGGTCCACCACCAGCGCCATCGGTAATCGATGCTGCTGCGACCGCATTTGGAAGGCTGCGGTACGCGTTGTCGTAGACGCGCGGCTTGCCATTCATAATGCGCCACGCAGGATCCACCACGAAGCCGGGAGTGCCGAAGCTGTAGCGGTACTGCACACCATCGAACTCGCCAGACTGAGGCGGTGCATCCGGGAATGGAACTTCGCTTCGAATCACAGTTCCCTGTAGCTCGAGCCGGGGCTCATCCAACTCCGGGGTCTGAATATGCAGAGTCCACGAAGCGCCACGCGGCAAGGCATTCGAAATAGCCTTGGCCTCCAGGAAGGTCACTGTAGAACCAGCGACAATGCCTTCAAATGTGGCGAGCGTCTGGCTATAAGTGTTTTTGATCGTCAGGAATGCTGTAGTTCCAGATGGGAACTTCTTACCACCACTGAGCGTGTACTTATAGTGAAGCGGATTGTCGCGATTCAGCTCAAGAGGCTGGTTGCTGAGAACCCGAGTCGAAGGCGTCCAAATCGCCATCAAAACTCTCTCTTTCAGTGTATCAGGAGACGCGCTTCGCGAGATTGATCTTGCGGCGCAATGCGATACGCTCTTCTTCGTTCAGTCCGGTAATCTTCGGGAACAGGTCATCCAGGATGTCCGTAAGCCCGGTGACCGCGCCCACCAGCTGATCCAACCGGTCGCGAAGTTCCGCATTCTCCTTGCGCACTTCCTCGCGGATTGCGGTGGAGATAGCCGAAAGTACTTGCGCTTCATCGACCTTGCGCTTACGTCGACCTGTTGCGAGCTCAATAATCTTGCTCAGCACACCACCAGCGGCCAGGGCCCCAAACAGGGAGACCACTGTCTCGGCGTCAAGATCAATGAGCTCGTCCACCAGGCTCACAACTCGGCCCAATCTGCTACCTCAGCTTCGGGGGCGTAGTGCCCACCAACTTCTGAGTGCATCACCGCCCACTTGCCATCGGTGCGCTGAATGGCTACGGCCAGTCGGTCCGGGGACACGCGAATCACTGGATTCGTGTTGTCAGTCAATGTGTTTCCTATACAGATGCGGTGTTGTCGTGTCCTGGGACATCGACGTCACGTGCCGCCTCAACAACGGAGAGCCCTCTGTCCTCCGGGGAAACGACACCAAGACGATCAACCGCCGCGACACTCATAGCCCGCTCGGTCTCACCCACAGTTGCGCTGCGTTCGCTTTCATTTACCGCGATATCGCGTTCAGTTTGAGGAACATTGACGGATCGATCGACTGGATCGATATATACGATCTCGCGGATGGATCCGAACCATGCCCACATCGATGCGTTTACCGACAAGTCGGCATCGGCAGTGAACTTCGCCCCGACCGTTCCGGCTCCAAGAACCTCTACCGCCAAGCTGGCAGCTGCCGCGTAGTTCACCTGCGCTGCTGCGGTCATAGCCGCGATCAGATCTAGGTTGGTATCTGCGACATTTCCACCAGTCGAATCTGGAGTACTGTCGAACTCTATTCCCAGCGCTGCTTCTGCGCTGACGGTCTTGTATGCCTCTGCGGTGATAAAGGCCATCGCCACTAGGTTCGCGGCCAGGCTTCCCTGATACTTCAGTCCAGCTTCAAGGCCAGCACCAACGCCGAGTGCGCTCCCAATGGCTTGCCCGCGTGCTGCCACTGCAGTGACAGCAGTAACCAGATTCAGGGCGCTCGCGACACCGAGGTCTACATTCGCACCTGCTAGCAACGAAGCTGTCAGGGCGAGACTTACGTCCCCTACCCCGTACTCGGTGGCTGCAGCTGAGGTGGACGTGTTTACCGCCAGCGAGGCTGCCCCGTTCAATACCTTGACGATCGCACCGACTGGCGTAGACGAGAGAAACAGGCTCGACTGAACCTTGGCGTCATACCGATTGATACCAACGGGTGTGGCCGCAGCGGAAAGATTCGCACCCATGGACTGGCCCCGAGAGCCGGTCACGGATGACGTGGCGGTTACTGCCAAGGCTGCACCCACGACAGCGCTGTTAGTCAGTCGTGCGGTGGGCGATGCGATAGCCGAAAGATTGGCGTCAGCTGTCCAAGCGACTGGCTCGTACCAGGCGAAGAACCAGATCTGACCAGCACCACCAGGCCGTCCTGGCTTCACACCGATCGTAAAGAATCCGCCCGTGCCTGGACCACCACCGCCGCCTGGCGCTAGGCCATCATTGTTGGCAGCGGCTGTACCGCCACCTGCGTACGCATTGCCGTTATAGGTGATACTTCCGGGCGACTCTCCAGGAGTGTTCTTGCCGTTTCCCGCATAGGCACCAGCACCGCCAGCGCCACCAGCAGCAGTCGTGGTTGAACCATTGAATGTCGCGGATGATCCGCCCCCAGCTCCACCGGCCTTCTCAATCGGGCCTGCGGAGCCGCTGGCTCCAACCGACCAATCAACATTGGGCGCGGCCCAAGAAGCCCCGGGCGCACGAGTAAGTGTGAAGGTCTGCCATGACCCCTTCTTGCCACCCTCGCCTGTGGTGTTCTGGCCACCGTCACCGCCACCGCCACCACCGCCAGCTCCAAGGAGGATTACATCCACCCGATTCGCTTCGGGTGGTAGCGCGTAAGAACCGGAGCCTGACGTATATGTAGTCGACCCCAGCGCCATTTACGCCGCCAGAGGGCCCAGGGACAAGCCGCAGTTAGTCAGGGTCAAGGTGTCACCCGACTGAACACTCTTCGGGACAGACAGAACAGCCGACCACTGAAAGTTGCCTCCGGTGGAAGCGTCCCAGATCGAAATATGGGTGATGGTTTCAGTGGCGGTCATTGACCAGGACGGGTTCGTTCCGGTCAGTGCGATTGCACCAGATGCAGCCGCAGCGAATGCTGCCTGACTCCTCGCGGATACAGCCGATCCTGCAGCGGTGCCAGCCGCGCCCGGGTCTGCGGTGTGAAGCCGTACCCATAGGCCACCAGGCTGAGCCCAGGCGGTTCCACCACGTAGGTGGTCAAGAATCTTATTGGCAAGATTGGCAGTGTGAAGACCAACGGTCATTCGGAATCCTTTGAATCACTTGGTCGCTCAACCTCAGCGTCTGCCCACGCCGTTAGAGCGAAAACGATCTCAGTAGGTTCGTTCACCTACATCTCCTTGATTTCGACCGTGAAAGTTCGGTCATCCTCACGACCACCGTTGGTAATCACGTGAACGGTGACGTCGTACTTACTTCCGGCTGCACCGGCAGAGACCCAAACAGTCACTGCGTCAACCGTGTTTGAAACAGTTCCGACAGTCAGGCCACCAGTTGGGGACACCGTCGCCGTTGCCGACGTGATCGTGTCGCCAGGGGCAAGCCAGTCAGCCCAATTAAGGGTGTAGTCGAGAACCGCATCAGGATCCTGCTTAAATGTCCTGAGCGACAAAGTAACTCCCTAAGACTTAGGAATGGGTTCGTAACCCATAGCCGAAAGCGCAGCATCATGTGACGAGCACTCCTCAATCCGGCACAGCGGAGTCAGCCCATTGGCTGGGTTGAAGTCCGCGTCAAGAACCACCGCGTTCTCGTCTGACAGGAAGACGTCAACTGTCTTCGGCAGGTGGAGCATGTTCACCGGAATGCCAAGCAGATTGCCCAGGGATTCAGCGGACGCAACAGTGATCAGTAGGTACCACGTTGTGTCACCATCCGAGCAGCGATAGTGATTAGTTTTCGGGCAGAACTGCGGTAGAAATTCCGAAATCAGTTCGGCTGTATGCATTAACCCTCTTTCCAGAACACCCACAGCACACCACTAGCCCCGGGGCCTCCTGTACCGCCCGATCCTTTACTTCCGGTGTCGTAGCCAGCGCCACCACCACCGCCACCCCCGCCACCACCGGGGTATCCGCCAGCGCCACCATTCCCGCCCTTGGCCTGAGCCAAAGTGCCGGTTGGGTTTCCCCCACCACCACCACCGCCACCGCCACCACCGCATTTGGTGTCGACCCCAGCGGATACTGACTCTCCAGCCGTCCCATTTGTTGCCGGTAGTGCGCTAGGCGATCCACCAGTTCCGCCTCCCGCAGATGCGGACGCGACTCCGGTTCGACCTGTGGTTCCATAGTTGGCCGATGTTCCGGCTTTATAACCACCGGTGCCACCTGCCCCGCCACTGCCAGGTGTGGACGACGTTGCCAGGAAGGCGAATTCGCTCTTGCTTTGGATACCGCCAGCACCAGCGACCGTCGTTAGATAGGACCCAAACGATGTGTCGTTGCCATTCGTTCCGATTGTTACGTCAACCGGCCAAGTAATGGAAGATGGGTCGAGGCCTAGCTTCAGGAACCCGCCGTTCAGACCGCCAGAACCTGCAGCGCCACCGGCTGATGTGGTGCCACTAGATCCACCAAACCCGTTGCTACCAGAGCCAATTCCGATAACGAAAACTTCGCTAAGATTTGCAGCCGGTTTCTCGTAGGACTGCGATGAAACGATTGTGTCCACGGTGTAGCCGTTGATTACGGCTTGCTTGATCGCTTCGATGGTCGTCTTGACTTCAGCTGGCGAGCCGGTCGCGGAGGAGCCACCGAACCAACCGTTGGTGATCGCCTGAAAACCCCCGACAACGACGTTCCCGAGGTCTACCAGCCCCTCAACGGCACTCTTCGCCACCTCACCAACCAGCTTGGAGGCGTCATACCCACCTTCGCCATTTAGGTGAGACGTCTTGCCAGTGATGGCATTCCACCAGTCCTTGACATCCTGGAGAGCCTGGTTGATTGGCGTGACCAATACACCACGGAAGATGTCAATGACCTGGTTGATCATGGAGTTGATGCCGTTAAGCACTCCCCCGAGGCCCGCGATCATATCCTGCGCAAACTGGCCGGAAACGATCTTCGAAGCATCAAGCCCGGGAATCACACTGCCCGACAGCAGGCCACCGATTAGTGTGGCGAGCTTCCCCACCGGGGCGAGGATCATGTCAATGAAGTCAGCCGCAGCTGCAAGCGGATTGAACGACGGCGAGTTGAAGTCAATGTGCGCGAGGAACTTCTTCAGATTGTCGAACCAGAGCTTCAGCTCAGCGATTCCGCCATCCGCGATACCGGTGATCCACTTGACGATGTCACCGAGAAGCGGAACTTCCTTGAGACTGTTGAGGAATGCCTCCATTCCCTCGTCAAGATTGATATTCAACCCGGGGAACAGACGATTTACCAACGCCTCGAGGATCGCAAGAGGCAGTCCCAGCGCCGCATTCAATCCATGGAAGATCGCATCAGACGCGTTATTCAGTGAACTGGTGTTCTGAACGCGCTGCTTGAGCATCTCCTCAATGGGCCCACGCGTTCGACCAGCTAGATTGCCAAGCCCCGCACCAACAACGCCACCGTCATGTCCAGATAGGTCATACCCACTCGGATCGCTGCCAGTCGGCATCGTCATGGGTTACTCCTTGGATTTGATGTACTCAGTGAGCAGGATCAATTTCTTGATCTCGGACTCGAACTGTTTGGAGATCTTGGCGCGCTCCTCATCGGAACCAGCCGCCTTGATCTTCTTGAGAAGTTCCGCATACTCGGGATGTTCTTCAGCGATATACCCAAGAACCTCTTCGGCTTTAGCCTTCAGGTCGTTGGACTTACCGAAGTCTTCTGGCTTCTCATCCACAATGTCCGCGACGGCGAACTGGCCCCCACCTACAGCCCACTTCGTGGCAAGCTCTGGGTGCCAACGCAATCCGAGTTTCCACCACAGTTCAGATGTGGGTTCCCAGGACTGAACGATCGCCATAACCTGGTTCGGATTCGCACCTGGTCGCGGATCAACCATGCCTACGCCAAGGACCCAGGCCATTCCCTTAGGGTGCTCTGGATCGGGCGGATGAACATTAACCGGAGGCATCTGCTCCTACCTCTATTGTCTCACGAATTAGCCTGCAGGCCAGCACTAACTAATGAGGTGGACACCGATGTTCTGGAGGATGTCCTTGATCTTCTTAGTTAGCCGAGCGAGACGTTCACCGACCGACATTGCGGCCTTGTTCTGCCCGATCTTCACCTGGACGCTGAGTGGCGTATTGGACGCGTTATCCCATGAAGGAATGATCTCCTCGACCTGGGAAACGAAAATTCGGTCACCGTATCCACGGCTAGTGGAACCGACACGGGAACCAATTGCGAAGTGTGCACCCGGAATAATCCACGAGTTACCCCTCAATGACAGTGTATGCGAGGTCTCAGACTTCGACGCCAGGAAACCACCACGTAGAGCAGCCAGCGCAGACAGCGACCACGAGTTGTTCTCCGCACCCTGCTGGTACAGCTCCCAAAGGTGCACCCACCCAAGGTTCTTCGCCCGGCCAGTGTTCTTCCACTCCAACCACGCGGCGATCGTGCCAACCAGGAATGGCATGATCACGTCAGCTGCGATGGTTCCCGCCGACGAGAATCCGCCAAGTAGGAAGTATCCCAGGATATTTCCGGTGGTTTCGATGATCAAACGTGCGATGGCATCTGCTGCCGGGTTGTCACCACCAACCACCACAGACACTGCAGTGGCGGGGCTCCACGTGAGCTCGCTGGTCTCGACTGGAGACCAGCTCGAATCTCTGATGACCAACCACGGCATTTGCGCCAAGGTGGCAAGCCACCCACTCCCGTAGTACTCGTCAGGGTGGTAAGTCTCATCATCTGCGATGACTGACGCGGTGTCCTCAATGAAGCCACCGACATACTGCACCACCGAACGGACCATGCCATCTGCGATCGTTCCGCCGAGGAAGGTTCCGCCCAGGATTGGGTTGTAATAACCGCTGTCGTCAACGATCTCGAAGATCAAAGCGCCATTCGCTGGTGTTTCAACGAACAGAATGCCGTTCTCAGTCTCGCCCTCATCGGAGAAGCAGCGCCTCCACCTGATGGTCAGCTGCGCATCCTCCAAGGCGTCCGCGATCACCGAATCGATCGGGTTCATGCGGGTACCGAGGACGGTCCACAGGGACGAATCATCAAGCGGTAGTGGATTGGCCTTGATGTGACACTGCCAGTTTTCCCACTCGGTAGGCAGTAGCCCGAGCCACTGGCTGAGGTCGAATGGGTCGTCTGGCAGGTGATAGATAGGTGCCTGTACTCGAATCAGGTTGATCAGGATCATGATCGAGCAGGCCCATTTCGCAGGGCCCAGGATGGGTAGCACCCTTGGCCACTGGAAAACCGGGATAGGCAGGGCCGGGTTCGGGGGCCCGAGAAGGAACTGGAGGAACTGGAGGTCGTCGTTAAACGTTAGTTCCATGTACGCCATGCCATCTCGCATCTTCTTGGCATGGTGATGAAGCAAGCCCGTCCAACGGAGCTTGCCGCCGAAGAAGTCGATACGGATGACAACGTTCTTGCGCGCGTGAGGATCATCAGGAATGGAGCGCATCCACTCCGAGATGTAGTGATCGAAACGCAGCTCAAGCACACCCTGAGTGGAGGTGTTCTTCTTAAACGGGAACGAGGCCTTGATAGTGTCGCGGTAATCGACACGTCCGTAGTACTCGAGGCCTGGCGATCCGTCTTCCTTGTTGCGCCAGAAGGAGATCACCGGCTTTGCCATGCGAAGCCACATCAGCTCCTGGCGATATGCCTCGACAGACTCATTGATGCCCGAGATCTCCTCGAGCGTCCTTAGGCTCATACAGCCCCCACCGGTCGGCTCCAGGGGCGCGAGTACCACTTAGGCACCTCGAGCTGGAGGCGATAGCCACCAACGGCGTCCTTCACCTGAACCGGGAGGCGGCTATAAGTCCCGCCAGCAATCGGGTACAGAAGATCCTTACCCTTCCAAAGTCCCTGAAGATGAATACGGTTGGCTGCCATCAGGGTTTGCACTCGCGGGTCTGAGTTCGCAACACAGCCAGCGCCCTTGGGCAGGTACGGGAGTTCGACGGTTCTACCCGAGTCCTGGATGCCTCGCCCATACTCTTCGTTGCCAAAGGAGAAGTCGGGCAGACGCCAGCGCGCCTGGTCGGTGAGAGTCCACCTTGGCCAGACGGGAACGTCACAGTCCACATCAAGCTTGAAAGTGGTTCGACCACTGGCGGTGTCGCCGTCCCACTCGTAGAAGTCCGAGGGCCCCACAAAGAACGGCAACTCAGCGGCAACAGTCATCACGACGGTGCTGCAGGCATACAGCGCGGGGTCCTTGCCCTCCCAGGGACCGTCTTCGTATGCGCGGGGTTCTTCGAGAAGACGAACCCTCAAATCGCGGTAGCCATCCGAGGTGGTGAAGCGAATGGTCGCTTCCTTCACGTAGTCAAACGCGAACCGCCACTTGGAGTCGACTGTGCGCCAAACCTCAGGGTCTCCCCCGTCATCAAAGATGTTGACGGTGAATACGACGTCCCTACGCTCCCATCGGAAGTCAACGAACGTCTGTCCGTACGCACCCGGAAGCCACATCGACTTGACCGGGGCATCGATCATCCCCTTGAGCTTGGGCATGAGCTCCACGCCCTGCTCACCCTTACCGGGCCCGGAGATACAGAAGTACTCTCCGTGCACGCCGAAGATCTCAATCTTCGCGGTGTAATCGATTGTGTCCATCACAAGTTTCCGTAGAATGGAAATGAAATACGCAGCCGCAGTGCGTGTTTAGCCGTACTTGGAGATGTAAGGCATTGCCGCCTGCGCGTCCGAGGTCGCCTGAACCCTCTTGAATTCATCAAGGTTCGTGACGTGGTACTGACGGTTGTCATTCACCAACTTCGGAACGCCGGTCTGCTGCGGCTGACGAGAAGGCAGCATTGGGATACCCGAGGCAGACTGAGTGGATCCACCAGTGGCGGTACCAACCAATAGCGACGACAGGATGTTCACGGCACCAGAGATGGCCTGGCCACCCATCTGGAAACCGGCCTGAATCCCCTGCCCTGCAGCTCCACCAGCGCCAGGCGCGGCGGTGTTGATACCCATAGAGGCAGCCATCGCGGCTAGGCCACCAATGGCTCCTGCAGCGCCCTTGATCGCACCCGAGACACTGGGGTTGTTGTGCTCCTGCGAGGTAGGTGCAGCACCCAGGGTCGCGCGCATGTCTGGCTGATCGGTAGGAGATGCGCCAGGCTGTGCGCCTGGATCACCCGCCTGTGGACCGGCACCCATAGCGGCACCAGCACCACCAACCTCAGTCAATGCGTCATTGACCTGGGGAAGAGCGCCAGGGTTAGGGGCGGGAGCAGTCGCCCCCGGCCCCGGCGCACCTCCGGTCGAAGGGACCGCACCAGCTGCGCCAATAGATGGCACCTGAACAGCGGGTGCAGGCTGCTGCTCGGGCTGATCTAGGTCTAGCGGTCCAGGGGTCTGGCCACCGGCTCCAGGAGTAGGAGGAGGCGGAATGAAGAGCGGGAATCCACCGTCAGCGAATCCCTTGGCGACATTGCGTGGAACCTTCTTGCTGTTGAGCGCATCGAACAGCGCGGGCCCATAGAATTGAGTCGCGTCCCCGCTGGTGCGATACTCACCAGTCGACAGCCATGCCAAGTCGTTGGCCCAGCCACCATCGGCAAAACCGACACCGCGCCCGATCTGGTTTGGCGATCCGTCCTTGTTAACGCCCCATCGCTTGATGGTGTAGTTGATGGCAGCGGCGATCTGGGATACCGGGTCGTTGATACTTCCCGACCCAATGTTTTCGACCTTGTAGGAGTCGAAAGTGGTTGGCAGGAAGTTGAATAGACCCTGGACGGTTTGCCTTCCACCCTTGCCGTCAGTGTCGTTTGGGTTGATCGAGAACGGATCACCCTTCGACTCAGTCCAGATCTGCTCCTCAAGGGGCTTCTGCCACAAGGAGGGATCCACGCCCATTGCCGCACAGATCTGTGCGATGAGCGCTCCATAGCGCGCGTGGATCTGCTCCTTCGTGGTCGACTGTCCGAGACCACTCGTAGGAGCCCCGCCCTTGCCCGAGCTGTATGCACTCGGATCGAATGACATCCCGTTGGCCGCTAGCTTCTGCTGCAGCTGAGGGCTCAAGCCTGCGACACCGCTTGAGTAGTCAGACATCGCCTGGTCGGCCACATCAGCGCCCGCGTTGGATCCGTTGGATCCATTGAGTGCGCTCATGAATTTGTCGAGCGGATTGGAATTCTTCTTAGGCTCGTCGCTCAGGTAGTAGTTGCCGATCTGCTGGGCTGCCTGGACATACGACAAGTCAAGGCCGAAGATTCCAGCCAGCGCCTGCAGACCGACCTGGCCGACCTGCTTTGCGATCGATACCGGCTGAATGTTGTCAGGCAGAGTCTTCAATGCTGCCAATAGGTTTGGTGTACCCGATCCACCGCCCTGCTGGTAGATGTTAGGCAGCATCGCCCGGCCACCAGGCAATGGGATAGACCAGCTCTGACGGGTGTGGACGTGGTCGGTATGTCCACCCCAGTCGTCGCGGTAGTAGTCCTCAATCGACTGGTTAGCGCCACGATCACCTGGATCAACGCCAATCTTGGTTCCGTCACGCGGATCCATGAAGATGACCTGCTCCATACCGGGAACAGACTTCACGTACTCCGCGAAAGCACGAAGGTTCTCGGGAGGACCAGTCCAGTCGATACCCTTGTTCAGGCCACTCTTTTCCTGGTGCCCCGGATAAGTGGATGCCTTCAGTCCGAAGGCCGAACCGAGCTGGTTGACCCAGTCAGGGAACTTAACTCCCTGACCGCCGAAGCCTTCGCTATTGGATCCGACGGCAATGCCGTATGGCTCGCGGATATCAGGCACCCCGCCACCCAGTGCAATGTCCGCACCCGGGATGCTGAAATCAGCTCCAGGGCCTGGTGTTACAGGCGTATCGCCAAGATGAGGGGCTGGCTTACCGATCGAAGGTGCTGCACCACCAGGGTTTAGCGTCTGCTTCGGGCCAATCGGAGGAAGATCGGGCGCAGGAGTAGGACGTGGTGGAGGTGCAGGAAGCGGCGCAGGAACAGGCGCAGGCGCTGGAGCGGGTGCTGCTGGCTCGGGCATGAATCCAGGCGCGACAGCGGGCATTGGCGCGATACCCCCACCACCGCCAATGGGGCCGATAGGGCTCGGCACCGGCATAGGAGGCTGCTGTGGGATATCGAACGGGAATCCGCCGCCGAAGTGGCGAGGAATCCTCTTGTTGTTCAGGTCGTCAAATAGCTTGACGCCGTAGTAACTAACGGCATCGGCATTGGTAATGTGCTCGTATGGCGAGACGCGAACTAGGTTCATGTCATCGCGCGGGCCACCGATTCCCCGAACGAGACCGCCGTCCTTGAACTTCTGGACATCTAGAAGCTGAGCAGTGGCATCAGCAGTCAGGTGAGTCTCGTACTGACCGTCGCGGACCTTGGTGGTCGTACCGATCGTCTCATCAACGTTCGGATCACGGTCGGTGGTGATGACACCGCTACCGTCCTGACCGATCGCAATGTGCGAGGAGTCATTCAGCCCACCGAAGGGCCCGAAGATCGCAGCACCACGGCCACCAGGCTTGAAGCGACCCTGTCCATTAGATGCCTCGTTGACCTGGCGCTTGTCCGCACCATGCTGGCCAAGTGAGCTCGGGATGTCGCTAAGACCGATCAGCGGGGCCGCGAGATCGATGGTCCCAGTGGACTTCAGTACCGAGGTGAAATCGTGCGGGATAGCTCCAGTGGCCTGTCCAGCAGAAATGCGAGGCGTGTTAACAGCGGCAGGCATCCATGGAAAGATGTTGTGGCTCTGGAGAATATCGTTGTATGCCTTGTCGACCTTCTCCTTAGCCTTCTGGTCACCACGCAGACCGGCCACGAAAGTGTCAAGGTCAATGCCGCGCTCGTTCCACAGGTCGGCGTCACCACGCCAGACCTCGCTCGAACCGATAATCGACTTCAGCTGCTCCTGGCCAGCGCCAAGGAGCTGACTGCGCTGTGCGTCGTTACCAGGGAGCATCGCCGCAAGAAGCTGTGCATCGCTCTGAACCAAGTTGGAGCGACGAGCATCCTCAAAGAGGTTCCTATCCCCCAGGCCGGGGATGGCGTACTTCTGGGCGCTCTTGGCGGTCTCGGTTACACCCTGCGCGTTGAGGTTGCCAGTGACGTCGTCAATAGCACCCTTCAGGCCATCGAGGGCAACCCTCTGCCTATCAGCGTCTTCGGCAGCCTTGCGGTGAGACTCTCCGAGCTTGTCAATGGCAATGATCGCGCCGCCTACGGCAGCGGTGAGTGCCAGCGGTCCGAACAGGGCCCCGGCGAGCGCACCAACACGGGTGAGCATCGAAGCCCTACCGGCCCCGCCGATCTTCTCCCCCGCACGCGTGGCAGCATCACCAACATCGTTGATGCCCTTGCGGGCGTTGCCTGCCGCAGTAGTAGTCGCGGTGAGCTTAGGTTCGACCTCCTTAACCTTGCGACCGAAAGCGTCGTACCGGTTGCCCGCGCGGTCGACAGCTTCACCGAAGCGCAGGGCCTCCTCACGCGCCTGACGGCTAGAAAGACCAGGAAGCTCCTCGCCCTTGGCGACACGGAGGTTGCGCGCGGTCGCCTGAACGCCAGGGATGTTGCGAGTTCCCTCGAAACGTGCAGCGGCCTCAACAACCTTGTTGTAGTTCTTCCAGGCCCCAGTGAGCCCCTCAAGAATGGGCTTGACCGTGCGGTAGGTCAGATAGACCTTCAGCAGCGTGGAGAGCGCATGAGTGTGCTGCTCAATCCACCTCGCGGAGCTGATGAATACGCCGAGGGCTCCAAGCATCGCTGCCGACCACTCGCGCGCAGCCTCTACCGCATCACCGATACCACCCTTGACACGCTTCAACGCATCCCAGAGGCGATCAATGAAGTCGCGAGCCTCACCGAAGTACTTCGCCAACATGTTCTGGCCACGTGTGGACTTCAGGAAGTCGTCAAGTTTCTTCGTTCCATCGGCCAACGAGGAGATGAATCCGCCCTTATGACCGGAAGCCTTGTCGAAGGCAGCGGCCACCGACGAGACGATCCCACCGATGTTCAACAGGGAGTTGCCAAGATCACCGATGGCCTTCAGGCCTGAGTCAATCCAGCGGTCGAGCGAACCGTCAGTGGAAACTCGCTTGGTGAACCGATCGAAGCGGTCGAAGACCGAGGAGAACGCATTACCAATACGTGGCAGGAAGTCCGAGGACTCCTTGGTCAACCGGGTGAAGCCACTGATCAGTGGGTCCATTCCCCGGGCCATGTTGCGCCAGAAGATGTCAGTGTTGCCGAAGATCGCGGACATCAATCCCTGGTTGGCGTTGCCGCCGACAGAGGACAGCGCGCTCCTTAGGGCAGCGTTGATTCCGCTTGCGGTGCGACGGATTCCGATGGACAGTCCCGGCAAGGCCTTCTGGCCTAGCTCCGTAATCGCTACGTCGAGGCCCTCGCTAAGCGCGTCCTGAGAGCTCTGCTGAAGTTCATGCCATGCACCCGATAGCCCATGGACTGCCTCAACGGTCTTGCGCATATTCGGCGACAGCTGGCCGAGCGCCTTATCTACCTCTGAGATCTTCGAGGCGCTGAGAGCCTCTGTGTTCTTCGCAATCTGGTCGAGGGCATCAAGTACCCGATCCGCGCCTTCTACGCCCTGAGCGTTCGCGTCAGCGGCATCCTGCGCAGTCCTCTGCGCCCTGGTCTGGACCTCCTGTAGGTGATCCAGTGCCTGAAGGTACGAAAGCTGGTCACGCTTCAACTCAGTGAGCGAACGCTGACCACCCTCACGAATACGGTCAGCAGCCTCCTGCACGGACAGAACGGCATCGGCCACATTCAAGGACGAACGACGGTTCTCCGCGTTCAGGTCCTGAATCTCGCGGATAGTGTCGCGAACAGCCATGCGATACGAGCGATACGAGCTCTCCACATTGCGGTTCGCAGTGGCGATCTCACGCGCACGAGTCGTTGCGTCCTTGGAGTCTGCCGAGTAGGCCTTGAAAGCAGCGCCAACACCATTGAGTCCAACGGCAAGTGCGCCAACCGATGCCAGTGCACCGCCAAGTAGGCCAGGAAGAGCAAAGGCGCTCTTAGCCAACGCGTCTAGGCCCGACGTTGCGCTACCAGCCGCATACGCGAGAGCCGGTAGGGCGTCGAGCCCAATTACCTTGATATTTAGGCGAAGTGCCTTAGAAAGAGAGTTCCGCTTGAAGATGTGCTCAACCTGCGAAAGGTCGCGTCGGAACGTCTGAAGATCTGCCCGGACGGGGATCGAAACCGCATTCAGTTCCTGGCGCTGACGCCAAGCCTGTACTTCTGCTTCGGCCTTGCCGAGCTGCGGGTCAAATTCGATCTTGATGTGATCGAACTTCATTGCGTTAAGGCGGCGATCCGCCTCAGTCTTGAACCCACGCAGAGTAGGGACAATGCGGATTGCGGCCTCACCCACTAGGGTGGCAGCCATTTAGTCTCCTGGACTATTGACGCTGTGTCCGTTCGCGATTGCGCTGCTGCGCGCGCTCGACAGCGTTCTTGGTTTTGATCAACTTCCGCTGGAGACGCAATTCGAGGCCCGGGATGACAGGACCCGGCAAGGACTTACCGATCTGCACCTCAACGAGGCGCTTCAGCCACGCGATATCTTCGGTGTGCCCGAAGATGCGTACCTTGTTGGGACCGTCATCGCTGTCCTTACGAGACCCCATCCATTCGATAGTTTCCGGGTCGTTGAGAACAGCCTCATTGGTCAGAGTGCCCTGGATATTCATCAGGGTGTCAAAGAATCCGAGTAGCTCATCAATGGGCCGCTTGCGTCGCCATCGGCCATCGCCAACCGGCTCCCACTGAAAGTACTCGTATGCAGAGAAATGAAGAAGGTGCTGGCAATCCCAGCAGATCGCTGACCAGTAACGGTCAACGATCGTGATTAGTCTTTTAGGCCCTCATCACCCGGCGCTCCGAAGAAGTGGCGCAGGTAGAGGGTGTTGAAGTTCTCCCACACGTGCTTTGGCAGCGGGTCGAACAGCTCGTGGACGGCGTCGTACAGATCACCGAACAAGGCGCGCTCACCGGCCTCAATCGTTGGGGCGGAACGCCACGCGTTCACCTGCGCCTGAGTTGGCTCAAGGAACTTTAGTCCCTGGAACTCCAGCGGAGGGATCGCATTTTCAGTCTGAAGCTTCTCCCAGACTGAATCGGTGTTTTTTGCAGTAGCCACTTGATCTGCTCCTATCGAAAGTGGTTGTTACAGAGGTAATCCCCAGCCCCGCAGCGCTGCCGCAGGGCCGGGGAAAGTCATTGAATTGCCAGGATTAGCTGACGGTGATACTCACCGTCGAGGTCTTGCCCTGGTAGGTCGCGGTAATAGTTGCGCTACCGGTTGCGACACCAGTGACCTTGCCGTGCTTATCAACCGACGCCTTGGTAGGTGCCGAGCTGGTGTACTTGGCGATCGGGGTGTAGTTGATCCCGTTATCACCGGTCACGGTGATCTGCGAGTTGGCAGCCACGGCCACAGTCGCAGTCGAAGGAGTCGCAGTGATCGAAGCGATCGGAGCCACGAAGCCGGTCTTATCAACCAGGCGTAGCCAGCCAGGTCCGCACCAACCCTGAAGGACCGAGAAGCCCATTTCCTTGTCGCGGAAGGCCTGGAACGTCATCTTGTAGGTGACTGCTCCATCGTCCTTGCTGTCCTGGTTGTCGACCTTCACCAGCTTGGTACGCGGCATGATGTAGTAGGCGAAGAGGTCCTCACCGTTCACGTCATCGCTGGCCACCAGGTAGGCGCGGTAGAAGATGTTGCGCGGCAGCGTGGGAGCCTTCAGGGTCACACCACCACCGGGCGAAACCTCGAGGTTGGTGCTGTCGAAGACAGTTCCCCAGAACTTCTCCAGCACAACCTTCTTGGTCTCAAGGAACTCGGCCTCGAACTGGACCGTGCGCTTGGAGATGATGGTGCGCGCAGGCTCCGCGTCACCGTAGGACTCGATGTCAGTCGAATCGATGTTGTGGGTGATCGAGACACCGGCCTTCTTCTCGATCATGCCTGCAGACTCGGCGGTCGCGGGCACGTCAAGGTCGCCGGTAACTAGATCCTCGAGAGTCGCGACAGCGGGGTTATCCATGTCATCGAACAGGATCGCGAAGTGCATGTTTGCACGGATGAGATCGTTGTTCGCGTCGCGAATGGTCTCAAAATCAGCCATGAGCTAGAGATGTCCTTGTTAGGGAAGCGATTTGATGATCTGCCGGTACTTCGGCAGCCCTTCGGGCTCGCGGAGCGAGATCTTGAAGGAGATGGGGATGAACTTCTCGTCCACGTACTCCTCAGGTACGAGCTGTGGACCGAGCCACTCCTCCGACTTGCGGATCGTGGTTGTATCGCCATCTGGCAGGGTGATCGGAAGTCCCGTCACCACTTCGTCATCCATCATTCGACGGACGAAACGGATTAGTTTCCAAGACTCTTTGCGAGTCGGCGTAATAGCGGCGATCTGGATCACTGCTTGATCCGTGCGAAGTGAGGGATCAAACCGTCCAGGCTGTCGCCATACCCGCAGAGTGGGCTGCGTACCACCAACTTCCTCACCTGGAGAAAGGCTGTACCAACCTGGCGGAAGCCAAGTGCATACCTTGACCCTGTCTCCAAGGAGCCGCGAAAGGTAGCTCATAACAAGCACTTCCGCGTCGGTATCATCGTCCTCGTACCAGTCGGGAAGTTCCAACATGGTCATAGAGGCGGCAATTCTGCGTAGAGGGCTGAGCGAAGCGCTCCCGAACCCTGGTAAATGGATCCGTGCTGGCCCTGAGATGGGTTCTTACGGCCCATCTCATCTGCGAGTGCGTATCGCACTCCAACAGTGATTTGGCCAACCCAGCGATCGGTCTTGTATCCACCGATGAACACTTCGGCAGAAACCGCACCGGCCATAGCGCCCGGGTGACGGTCGCTCTGCTGCTTGGGTCGAGCCTCAAGGCTGGTCACGTAATTGACTGCGACCTTGGCGGTGTACTCGCCAGTTAGCGCATGAAGTCGTGTCCCTACAAGGATTTGCGCGAGAGCCGGGTTCGGATCCTTGTAAAAGTAGGCAAGCCCACCCTCGGCGTGACGTTCGAGCGGATAGCCCTTGTCAGCGTCAGTTGATGGTGGCATCTACGGTTACCCAGTGATATTCAGGTGGAGTACCGGTCATCAACTGGGGGTAGTCCCACATGCCAGTCGAAGTGACTTTGTACTTCACTTCATTGATGACTAGACGGTCACCGAACTTCACCTTGATGGCGTTCTTGTTCGGGATCCCAATCTGACCAGTGGTATTCGAGGACTCTTGGCGATCCATTGAGGAAAACGGAGCCTGTCCACCCATGATCAATCCGTAGATGGTTCCGACACACCCAACGCCACCTTCGAGGCGAATAACGTTGCCGTGCTCGTCAATCGGATCTCCGTGCTCATCACGGCTATGTACTGCCCGGTAGACCTTCGCTGACAGCGAGCCGCGCCGAATCACAGATGCTCGCTCTCCATCCACCCCGGATCCCAAGGGTTGAAATAAGGAAGTGGCTTGTCGAAACCGAGGATTCGCACGTAGCCGAGAACCATGTCCATGTCATCTCGACAAGTCCCCTGCACCCAGAGCTGTCCGCTAGGGCGGTACTTCTGCAGAAAGGCCTTCTCAGCGTCTGTAAAGAACCCGTTCGGGTATGCGAGACGGTCGTACGAGGCAGACTCGGGGCCCTTGACCTCGTAGGTGACGTGGCGGGGGTTTTCGAACTCCCTGCGCGCAGCTGCGGCGACAATGCCGCGAACTGTCACAGAAACCGTGTCACGATCCGGCCAGAGCTTGCCCGAGATCATTCGAGCCCACCCGGAGGCCACGCGGAGGATGAACCTCGCACGGGCCTTGTCGTCGTTATCGAAGACGACGCCCATCCAGGTGGCTAGCTCATCTGCGGTGGCAAGCTGGTCGGGAAAATCGTCGGCCATCTTGCCTCCCGATCAGGCGACAGTGATGGTGTAGTTGTCCGTAACCGAACCGATAGTCGCGGTGATCTTGGCGGTACCTGCTGCCACACCAGTCACGACGCCGTTCGCGTCAACGGTCGCCTTGGCAGGGGTGTCCGAGACCCAAGTGACCATCGAGTCACCGGCACGGTTGTCCAGGTTGGAATCAACCAACGACAGCGCGCGAGTCGCACCTACAGCCACGTCGCCCTTGTTGCCGATGGCAACCGACGTTGCGGCGAGCTGGATGCGAGCTGCGCGGACAAACCCAGGATCGGGATCAACCACGGCCTTGTATCCGGCCCAGGTGTCGACCAACGAACGGTCAGTAGTGATCTGCGAGTCGTAGTCGCCCAGCCAGCGCAGGCCAATTCCATTATCGGAACCAACAGTCGACACAGCGACGTTGTTGGAGAACGGCTTACCAGGTGCGCGGGTAACCAGCACGAAGGCAGTTGGGTGGAACAGGAACGCCGCACCGTGAGGGATGGTGTCCACCACAACCACGTCATATCCGGCCAGACGACCGATACGGGCGTTGGTCAGGCGGTCAGCACCAGCCTGTCCTGCCGAGTCGTAGCGCACGAAACGGTCATCAAGAAGCAGGGCCTCTTCGACAGCCGATCCGACAAGAAGGACGCGTCCCTCACGGGGAACGAAAGCGTCATTAAGCTGACGACGGGCGTGGATCACCGCGTTGTAGATCGCATCCACGGCAGCGGTGTGCACCTGCTGGTACGGAGCGTCAACAATGGTGGTCGCGACACCGGCCTCGAGCTTCTCGCTAACAGAGCGAACCTGACGCGGAAGAACATCCACAGCGAAGCTGCGAACGTCAAGCTCGCGCTCCTCATCGGTCAGAGCGATCAGGTTGTACACCACGTCGTTCAGACGGACGTCGACCGAGGTCTCAGTCAGGTCGCTGACCTGCATAAGACGGTCCTGCCCAGTCGCGCGAAGCTTGCGCGTGTGAGCGATGGTTGGCTGCGGGATGCGGATGGTGATGGTGTCGTTGTACTTGCCACCGAAGTCACCAAGGCCGTCCTTCCACACAAAGTGTGGGAGAACAAGATCCGACTGCAGCATGCCGAGGATCGTGTTAATGATCACGGTCGGCTTCAGGAATGCGTTAGCCATAAGCTACGAAATGTCCTTGGATTAAAGGGAAACCGGGTTAGCGTCGAGTGGTGAGCCCACCGCGCTCGCGGTCCTGCTTGATCTGATCGAGGATCGATGCGGTCATCGCCTCGTCCGAGTCCTCACTGGACCCGCCTCCACCACTCTGACCCTTACGAGGTCCATCGCCCTGTGGCGCAGTATCTTTCGGAGCCTTCTGCGCAGGCGTCTTCTTGGTGTTTGACCCGCCCTCACTCAGGACGTCGAGTAGTTCTTGTGCGTCGGCACGCATCGCATCTTCGTCATCTCCCGTGATACGGGAGGCGAATCGGACTGGAAGTCCAATCTCTTCGGCGATCTCACGCGCGAGATTGTTGCGATCGGTAGATGCTTTGAATTCGCGGAGCTGCTGAAGCTCATTTGCCAGAGTGGCCTTTTCAGCCTCCCAACGCTGCGCGTCGGTCTGACCGGCTGCCTCAAACTGCTTGAGGCGCTCTACCTCTGCCTTTAGTGTATCACGCTCAGCGGTAAGGGGATCGAGCTTGTTCTTACGATCACGCGCGAGGCGGTCAGTGACCAGCTTGTTTCCCCACTCGGTAGCGGCTTCCTTGCTCTCGAAGCTCCACCAGTTGTTTGCCGCAGGAGGGGTGATATCCGCTCCGTCATTGCCCGAATCGTCGCCTGCCCCAGCGTCATTCCCAGCATCCTCGGACCCGCCCATGATGGGCCAGATAGGGCCGCGCGAGGTGAAACCAATAGCCTGAAGGCCGGTGGTTGGGTGAATGGGCATCAGTGATTCGCTCACTGCATTCTCTTCTCTCCGAACCGTTTTCGGTCGTTCGTGAAACCGTCCTGGCTACGCAGCCAGTTGCGAAAGGCGCGTGTTCGCCCACTCCACCTGGGGAGAATTACGGCTGAATCCTGCGCCGAGGAGAGCTCGCGATCGGCTCTCAAGTTCTTTGCGCACCTTGCCTAGATCGGGTGTGGTGCGCTTGAAAGGGGTGTACTGCTCGCGGAACTTCGCGGCCTGATCTTTGTTTGATAGCCAGTACCATTCGCGGGAAACCTTGTCCCACTGATCGAAATAGAACTGAGCCTCTTCGTCGCGGATCGCTTCGTGCTTCTGTCCGAACGACTTCTCGCGCGCATAGACCGGACGCAATTGGCAGCGGCAGTGGTTGTGCACCTTGGCGACATTCGAGAAGCCTTCGGGCAACTCTGGTCCATCCTTCGGTGCGATGAAGTCCTGGTCTCCCTTGGTTAGGGATCCATTCCAAGGATTAGCTCGGCCACCCTTGAACGAACTCTTTCGGAAAACCGCTCCCCTACTTGCCAATAGGGCGCAGAACCAACAGGGGTTGCCATCGGTCACGCGTGCATAGCCGATGATCTTGCGATCGGTGTACACCACGTTGCCCGTGACATTCCGGCCACCGTTCATCGCCTGGCGGATCGCGGCACCCGAAGAGTTAGACAACCCGCTGTACATCAGATCCTCTTGAGGACCCGGCATCGAAGCTTTGATCTCGTAGTTGCCGTTGATCACCAGCGATGTGGCGACATCCTTTTCAGGAAAGGGATCGAACTCAACCAGGGGCTGATGTTCCAGTGCCACGGAAGGGATAAGGCTGTCCGAGAAGCGCAATGGCGAGATGTTGCTTGGAACCTCTACGACTGGCACATCCATAGGCAGGAAGTCCTCAGTCGACAGTGTTGCGTTGCGAACGTCACTCGCGAATACAGCTGCGGCCCTCTGAGACTGCAGGTAGGCGGTCTTCACTAGCGGGAGCGCTGAGCTCACCCAGAGAGGCGTGGTCCTGTCGAGCTCATCGAATCGCTGAATCATCCAAATTGGGTAGAGCTTCAAAGCCAGCCCTGCCGCGATGGCGTCCTGGTCCTCGCTGTGCTTCAGCGTGCGATAGGCGATGTATGCCTCAAGGGCCTTCAGTCCACTCCCCTGCTCCTGGGGCGCGGTCACTTAGTGGCCATTCCCCGCGAGACGCCGGTCTTGTTGTTCAGCGGCCTCTGGTTGGTGGGGTTGTTGGGCCCACCGCCACCCGGGCCACCTGGATTCGGCGCTGCCGGTGGAGGCTCTGGCTTGCCGGTCTTCGAGTCAACGCCTACCGAAGTGGTGGTTACACCCACAACCTCGCGCAAGTACGTGGTGAGCGGATCGTCATCAAGAGCCTTCTTCTCCCAGGCCTCGACCTCGGTCTGCTCAACACCAGGGATGCGGTGCCATGCGGCGATCTTCGGAACTCCGAGCTGCGAGCAGATCTTGCCCCACGCGTCAGCGAACTGAGCCAGCGAGCGAACCTCGACGTCCTGCCAGTGGACGCGTGCAAAGAAGTCAGATGCATCCTCCTCGCGGCCCTCAATCAGGGCGGCAAGACGGAGCACCTGGGCGTGCGACTCACCCATGACGGTCTGCTTCTCGAACAGACGCTGGTAGGTCTGCTTACGAGCACCATCGAGTGCGTCAGCAGCCACATTCACGACCTGGCCGAGCAGGTTGGGTGGCAGCTGCATGACTGCCGCGAAAGTCTCTAGATCAGCCTTGTAGGCGGCAATAAAGCCGTCCATTGAGGTCTCATCAAGGGTGCCAAACCGGGCCTGCGCCTCCGAGGAGATGAGGATATCCTCGTGCCCAATGCGAATCTTGGTCTCTTCGACCTCATCCGAGGTATCTGGCTGTTCTAGACCAGTAGCCCAACGAACCTTGAAGCTGTTGAAGTGCTGAACCAAGAGGCGGTCGAACACCGTCTTGTCAATGCGGGCCGCGAGATCAATAACCGACTCCACATCACCCCAGCAGCGACCACGCAGGTCGATCTGGTTGACGTAGCGGACGAACGGTGGCGTGCCGTACTTGGTGTTCTCAAGCGTCCCTGCGCCGAACTTGCCCTTATCGAAAGTCAATGGGATGAAGTCACCATTGGGAAGCCACCAGCGGTACTTGCCCTTCTGAGGAAGCTTCTCCAGAACGAACTGGGGGTACTCGTCAGCGTATGGATCGTCGTAAAGAGCGAAGCAATCCATAGGGTCGACGGCGCGCATGATCGCCATGACCTTGCTGGTCTCATCAACACCCTCGGTGACGCGAACGTAGGCGTATCCGTAGGTCATCACAGCGCGGTTCAGGGAGATCTGCTGCGCGGTCATCTTGTTGCGAACCCAGGACTTCCATCCCTCAGAGTTCTCCGTCTCGCCTTCCTTGCGATAACCGTCAACGATCATCTGCTGGGCGAAGGTGGAGATCATCACCGGGATCCATGGAGTGCGAGCCATCCGCTGTAGCACCGCGCGCTCAGTGTTGCGCTTCAGTGGCCGTACAGACGGCTGCTTACCAGCACCCCAGGATTCAAGGTGGGCAAGTCGGCCACGCTCGAGCTCGAATGCGGGAAACACCTTCTTGGTGATGAAGGTTTCCAGCGCCTTGCCCGACAGTGAGGGATCTGGAAGATCAACTGGCGCAGGGCAGAATTCGGGCGCGTAAACGTCTGACTGGTAGTAGACGTCGCTCTGGTAGACGCTCACCAAAGTCCTCCCCCACGAGGCTTGCCCTCGTAGTGCTTCTTTTCGACAATCGCCTTGGAACGCAGCATGTTCAGTCCCCACAGGGCGTAGGAGATGGCGCAGACTCCGGTGATGTCGACAGTGGTATCGGCCCGGGACCAGCCCCAGCCGTTGTATTCGCCCTCGTCAATGGCGTTGCTGACTTTGCCGCCGAGGTTGTATTTGCGGGCCCCGGCCAAGCCGACAGTGATCGTGGGATCACCAAGATGGATAAGGGAGCCATCCTCAACCGAGTCATAGAAGAACCCAGTCGCGGCAATAATCTCCTTAGTGCCGAACGGAATTACTTCGATGCCAAGGGCTTCAAGCTCAGGAATCAGCGCACCCGCGCGTGCTCCCGACTGAATGCAAACAGCAAGTGGCGTAGGCGAATTCTTCGCCTTGTAGATCTGATCAATCGCCTCAACACACCAGGAGATGCCGCGCTCGCTCGACTCGACCTCAACCTGCTTCTTGCCGTCAGCCGTGTAGCCAGCCAGGCCGATAGTGGCATTGGAGCGATCCGGTGCGGCGTCAACAGCAAGGACGATGCGTGAGGTGATCTTGGAGACACCAAGCTCGGAATGCTCAGAATGAACGAAACCGGCACAGCGGCAACGAGACTTCCAGAGCTCGGCATCGATAGGAGACTTGATCGAGTTGTCGTGCCACAGACCGAGACGCTCACGGGCGAACTTCTTGTCGTCCATCGAGCCGCGCTCAACGTTCGCAATCCACTCCTCGGTGAGGCGGATTCCCAACGCGGGGTTCGACTTGTACCACTGCTCGATGTCATCGAGCTTGCAGCCAGCGTCCGCACACCATTCGAACAGTGCGATACGCGGATGATGGTCCATACCACGCTCACGAGCCTTAATAAGGACCGCTGAGTCCTCGTTGCCCGTAGAGGAGGTGTAGATAACCTGGGGATTTTTACGCGCCGACAATGCGGGGATCAACGCCGCGACCATATCGGGATCGAGGTCGTATGCCTCATCCAGCACAACTAGATCGCCCGAGAAGCCTCGACCCTGGCCGGTGCCGCGAGCCTTATAGAGCAGGCGCGCACCGTTATTCAGGATGATGCCAACCTTGCCGTTGGCGGAAGGCTTCGATCGAACGTACTTATCGAGAGCAGGACAGCCCTCAATGATGTCCACCATGCGCAGGTACGACTCGTAGGCCGTATCGAAGAGGTGGGCGGTGTGGATGATCAGGCGTGTTCCGAATAGGAACAGGTGGACGATCTCCAACGCTTCGGTGATCGCCGTCTTGCCATTTTGTCGGGGAATGAGCAGAACCGCTTCTAGCGCAGCCCATTTGCGATCCTCGCGTTCGCCTAGAAGGTCACGAAGGATCAACTGCTGCCACGGATCCAAGTGGTATCCAATAGCGTTCAGGAATGCGATAGCTTTGTCGCCGCGTGATCGGACATACTCTGGAACCCAGTAGTTGGGTGGAATCTGATCACCAATGCGGACTTCACCAGTTGCAACCACTGAGGGCCCAACCGTCCTTGTCTACATACTCAGTCCGGTAAAGCGAACTCCGCCATCATCTTTGCGATGGGGTCGTCAACTTCTCCCGAATTAGCCTCGGAATTTCCGAGTTTCAGTTGCGCCAACAGCTGACGCAGAGCGAGCCGCTGCTGGCGGATCTCACCCAGAAGGGGATTCACAACGATCTTGATTTCAACAGCGTCAGGCGCTGTGTATTCAGCATCCTCAGCTAGACGGATCCACTCCGACGAGCCTGAAGCCAATGCCCCACTGAGTCGTTCAATGATGTCAGCGGTACGGCATGCCTCACCGAGAAGGACGTATCCGGCTGGATCCAGTGTTGACCCTGCAGTAACGCCGTCCCATAGATGCTTACCCCAGTCCTTGAGCCCCTTGGGCTGCTGTGGTTCGGGCATCGCGAATCTTCCTGTACCAGGACCAATGCGCGTCCTGTGCGTATTCCCAGGCCTTGATGTAGGTCCGCAAGCGATAGTTGGGCTGACGGTTTCCGTCCGCACAAAGTGCTGCGTCCTGCGCCTGTAGGTCGAGGTAGTGGTTTAGCTCGGCTACGTCGTTTCGGATGAGTGCACGAACATCTTCAAGCGTCAGGTCGCTCCACAAAGGCTTTGTTGCCTTGTCATCGAAGCTAATTGACGGAGCGATCACCAGCTGTACCTCCTGTTACAAGTGTATCAGCAAACTCCATAGGTAAGCCTTCATCTACCCACATGAACCACTTTGGCGTTCATATGCTTTAAGCACACGAAGGAAGGGATTGAGATGTTGAAGCCCGTGAAACGGCTCAGGAAGCGCCACCGCAAGTACATCTGGGTGGACCGCGAAGGCACAGTGTGGGTGTACCTGAAGTCCGAGAGGAATTGGTGCACGCTCACCTGGGTTGATGGCTTCCCAGAGCTTCTGGCCACCATTGACGATGACGGCTGGCCAGACGGTCCGTTCTACCCTGTGCCGGTGTTCTCATGAGCGCGCAAGTGCATCTTCTTGTCAAGTTTGAGAACGGTAAACCCTCTCTGGGGCTTGGCAATTCTGGCAACAGTCGTTCATACACAAAAAAGGGCGTAGCCAAGAACTACGCCGAATCTGCTGGAGGAGATATCCGTATTCTTACGGTGACTATCCCCGATGAAGGTGTGGTTGGTGAGGGCTTGTGGCCCGAGCTCCTCCCCCGAGTGGCGGTGAGCTGGTCATGACCAGCACTGTTGTCCATTCAGACCAGCCGGTACCGCCATTCGGTTGGGAGTGGCGCGTTACCTGTGCAGGGCCGCATTTACTGGATGTGGCCCTGATGGACAGCGAAGAAGTTGTCCTCAGGAAAGAGGTCGATATCCGCATGGTGCAAACCGAAGATGAGCTCCTGGACCTTGTGCACGGCAGGATGGCCCTAATGCGCTCAGAGGCAATCGCAGCATGCTCCATGTCCCACTGGCTCAAGAAGAACTGGGGAATCGAATGCTGAAGTGGGTCAACGCATCCAATGACAATCCTGGGTATAGCGTCTACTACGCGATTCCCACTCGGGACGAGAATGTTCTCTACGTCATTCGACGGAAGAAGAAGACTACAGAGTTCACCCCCAAGTTCTGGCGCGCCTTCGTGCGCACAGCCCGGGGTGAAGCCCTGAAAGTCGTCTACGCAGCCGAGACACAAGGCGAATGCAAGGCGTATATCCAAGACTTGGAGGACACGGTCAGTGGCACAGATGGATAAGCGGGCCAAGGAGGTTGTACTCCGCACCGCGATCACCAACCTCGAGATCCAACAAGCTTCCATTGCAAGGCTTCTCACTGGCAAGCGTGGTGATGGCCGACTGAACTGCGCGCTCGAGAAGATGCAGGCAGCTGAGGATGCGATGCGCGAGTGGGCCGCGAAAAATGATGTCCCTATCCGACCAATGAAGACGTAGTCATGGCAGACGAGATACTTGACGCAAAGCAAGCTCTCAGGGCAGTCGATGAGGCGCGGATTGCGCTACGGCAGAACAAGTTCTGGGCATGGTTCTCGGGCGTGACACTCGTAGGCTCTCTCGTCCCGGGCGTTTTGACTGTATACGTGCTTTCATTCGTGCTCGCTAGCGCTCCAGAGCAGGCTAGGGCTCCTTGGCAAGGAGCTGGCTTCTTCGGGATACTCGCCCCGATCGCTGCGATCTTTTGGCTTGCCGCATGCATCAACTCATGTCGATGGGACGCCAAGCATCTCAGGAAGGCTGAGTACGCGTATGAGGATGCGCTAGAACGGGAGATGCTATGAGCAGAGAACTCATCGGAACCGTCTGGGATAGCAAGGACGGTAAACGCTCCATCGTCATTAAGGGATACGACGGCAGCATGTACTACAACTACACCGACCTAGACGGCAAGCACCGTAGATACATCCAGCCATCGGGACTATTTCGCAAGTACATCCAACGTGATTCGGAGGGGCGATGAGCTGGTCAATTGGTGAATACAAGAACACCCTGCGGATGAGTGACAAAGTGGCACAACGACTCATCGCAGTTGCAGCGGAGAATGGCCAGAGACTCTATTACAGCGACGAAGACGGGCTATCCCTAGACCCTGACGCTATGGAGTGGATGGACTTCTTCTGGGACCACTGGGCCATCAACGCATTGGACGACCCATCTGTGAACGGGGATGTCGTATTCCTATGCGCGGATGGGGATCAGGCGGGCCAGATCTGGGGTTATCGGTTCATGGCTGGCCACATGGTCAAGCTGTCTGCGGAAGTTCGACTTCAGGAGACAGGATGAGGGCAGACCTGGTGCTCCTGCTTGTGATGACGGGCTTTGCGTCAGGGCTGTGGCTCGGGTGGGTGTTGGCACAGTGAGCACGCCCTCTGGTGCTGAGGCTATAGCAGCATTCGCAAGGGGTGGGCGATGAGTGAAACATACGGGTACGAGGAGTTTCCCTGCCTCGACTGCGGACGCCGTCACCCTCTAAGCATTGAGGCGGCACGTGGGTATTCACATCTACCAGCGAGGGCCTGTCCCGATCCGGCTATCGCAGCATTCGCGGCAGGTGGAAGATGAGCGATCCCGAACTGGATGTCGAAATCGAGGACGAGTCGCAGGAACCCCCGCGATGCTTTTACGCCTTCCCTGGCGGGCCGTGCTACCGGCCTCGCTATCACGAAGGACTTCATTCAAAGCATTGGAGCGAAACGTGAACCTACTGATTGATGGTGAATCCCTAACAACGCTAGGGGCTCTCGTATTTGTTGTCGCAATCCCGATCGTAACCCTCCCGATCTTTCTCCTTCTTGACTACCTTTTGGGTCGGCGATGACTGACCCAGCAGTAGAGGCGGCACAACGGGCTTTAGATGGAATGCCTGCCCTGTCTGAACCCCTGGAGCAGCCCGTATTCAAGGCGCTCCTGAGGGATGTCGGCGCTGCCGCTGCCCGTGAGATGGCTAAGTCAGTACAGGAACTACACAAGCCGGAGCCTGGGCCTCACATCCACGACGACACTCCTTGGACGTGTTGTGCCGATTGTGGCGACGAGTGGCCCTGTGAGACCGCTAAACGGGTCTACCCAAGTGAGGAACTAGGACTATGAGTGACGATCCAGACGCCGACATCCTCGGCGTAGACGAACTTTTCGACAGACCGGGCGAGTGGGAAATCCGCGCCACCATCTATCGGAATGGACGAAAGATCGCTTTCACTGACGGTCTGGGCGTCTCGTATGACCATGCCTTAAACACGGTAGAGACGAACCTGGAGCGTCGTGACGTTCAGATTCACATACCCAAGCGGAGGAACTAGGACTATGAGCTGGGACGGATATGACCACGAAACCACACACGTCTACCCGCCGCTCACCCCGGAAGATTTCGAAACACAGTACGACGAGACGCATCACTACATGTTCACCGAGGATGAGAACGGTGACATGTACTACGCCTACGGGCATGACCGGGATGGCGAATTCGTAAGGCAGCTAAGGGAATACTGCATCGAAATCGGTGGATTCGATCCCGATGAGGTGGACATCGACGGAGTGGGTATAAGGCATCTATGGGCGGTAACCGTTGAGCCTGCCCCAGAGTGGGGATTCACCTGGATTGATGTAACTGAGCACACCCCCGGCGCTTTCCCCGTGTCCGTGGTTGTCCTGTGATAGAGGAACTAGAGCGATGAGTGAACTGAGCCTACATAGCATCAAAGAACGGTGGACAGATAACGCCATCCTTGTCAGGGAGGGATTCCCGGAAGGTATTAAGGCTTATAGCCATATAGCGTGGCTCATCGCTGAAATCGAGCGGCTGGAGCGGATGAACAAACAATGGGGTGTCTGGTGGGGACGTCACTCCTGTGATGGGAGGCCGATCTGATGAGTGACGAACCTTCGGACGCACAGAAGCTCATGGCGGAAGTCTTGAAGCCGCTCATCTACGCCGACATGCGATACCCGGATGAACTGTTCGCGCAACGCCGTGCCGAAGCGTACGCCGCCGAGGTGGATAAAGCCCTTGGAGGACTAAAACGGGAAATTCGGGGGCGCAGAGGCGTAACCACCCATGTACGTTTTGTGTCTGGCTGGACGGTGACCGAATGAGCTGGCTGGATGAACCATGCCCACCACACGTTGACTTCACGAGCCACGGACAAATCAACCGCGTAGAACTGATCGATCACAGATCATCCTCGGACAAGCCTGGACGGGTATTCACATCTATGGATGTTGAAACCGTGGTGGTGTCCATACAGGACGAGGGGCGGACCCTGAAGGTGTTTCTTTCATGACTGACCACCGAGGGAAGCCTGTAGCCGACTACTCCCCTAACCCATGCGGCCACCCAAAGGCGTACTCCTGCCAGGAGCGTGGCTGTATGGCCATCCTGGAGTTGGGATGCAAGCAGGGCGAGGACAACGTTCTATGCGGGGGCTATCGCCGCAGCCCATAGCCGCACTACACTCGAACAGATGTTCGAGCAATGGGCAAGTAACCCCAACTTCCCCACCCTCAAACGCGTCTACCGGCGCGTCTACGTGGACATGCACAAAGCCCTACCAGGCTGCGTCGGCGGGTTCGTCCGCGACCGAAACCTCACCATCCGCGCCGATGGGCTATATCTGGATGAATGGGAAATGGGCCACCAGATCGCGTGGATACGCACCCATGACCAGCATTGGATAGGGGTGGTTCAGATCGAAGTCACCAGCTCCAACGAGCTGTCTCGGGAAACGATGACCCAGTGGCTTCCGCCAGACATGTTCCAGGTGGCCTGCCCGGAGGGTTTCAGGCCGCGATATAAGCGCTGACCCGGGAGCAGCTGGGCAGTGTAAGGACACAAATCGGGGGTGAATTATGTATCGCCGCCCAGCTGCATTTCGATCGTACAGCTACTGGCTCTTGTCAGCAGGTTTAGCGTCCACGTCCACATCGAAGTAGATCCCCTGGTCGTCCAGCGAGGTCACCGTGGTTGTCACTCCCCATAGGACGCCTTCACGGTCGGTGATCCAGCACCGCTGCGTAGCGCCCTTCTCCCCACTTAAAGATCCGTCGCACCTAGTCGAGGTAGGCCACGCGCTGGTCTTGTGGCGAAGAGTGTCCGAAACCCTATCCGCCAGACGGAATCTGTCGATACTCCGGTCGCGGCCGAAATGAATGCTCCCCGAACAGCCAGTGAGCACGACAGTGCCAACCACCAACACCGACCCGACTATCGTCTTCACGACGGCAAGTTGGACGTCTGAGTTGGAGCGTAGTTGAACTTGATATTGCCGTCCCCGTTGACCGACTTCGTTGTTACCAATACGTCGTAGTGGACGCCTTCGTCGTCAATGATCTTGCACTTCTGGGTTGCTCCCACCTCGCCCTTAAGCGGCCCTTCGCAACCCACGCTCTGCAAGACGTAGCCTTGCTTCTCTTTAACCGCGTCCGCGAGGGCCTGCTCTAGTCCCGCCTGGGTAAGCTGGGGGGTCTGGTTGGTCTGCTCTTTATCGGAGTTTGAGAAGAACCTCACCTGGCAGCCCGAAAGGGTTACAGCCAGGAGTGCAGCGCCAATTGCCAAGCTACGCTTCACCATTCACCACCTCCAAAGTCTTCAGAAATGCCCCGAACTCGAGTTTCACTAGATCATACTGGGCGTGTGGACAGCTGAATAGCAGCTCCAGGATGTAGGACCGTCCATCTGCTGTGTCCACTGTGGTGTACAACCGAGAGCCGCGAACCATCGCGTAGCCTTCTATGAACTCTAGGTCTTGCCCGTACTGTGGGACAGGTCCGTACGAGATGTACTCTGCGCGTGAGACTTTCGCGTTCAGCTGCTCCGCGTCGCGGCTCGCGTACTTTTCCAGATCCAAGCTCGGCCCGTTGACGAACCGCTCTCTAACTACGATGCGCGGAGATAGGGCCGCTGGATCGCGGAGGTACACAGCGACAGCGTGTGGGTCGTCTGGAGGTATTGGAGTCCAGCCGTTCGGTGGAGCACCGTTGACCTTGATCCTGTATGTAGGCATCTCAGTCCGTGACCCAGTTCCACAGCCCTGCCACCTTCTTACCTACCTCCACCGGGTCTACGGTCACCTCAAAACCAGGCTTAACTCCAAGGCCCCACCCATAGCCCCAACTGCCGCCAACCTTCCATTTATGGTCTTGAGTCTCGGCAAATGTGAGGTGGGCACCAGCTCCCGCTCCCACGTACTCGTCCATACCGATTTTTGCGTCGAGTGGTTCGCTGTGATAGCTCAGCTCTTGCCCGCCAGTCAGGCCAGCATTTCCTCCACCGCCAACTGTGAAGCCGCTATTCCCTGTTGCTCCCGAGTTGCCGTACTCTTCGACACCTGCATTGCCGTGTATCTTGGCCTCTATTCGACCGGCACTTCCGTTATTGCCTAGATCCCAGTGGATATTGCCCTGGTTATTGATCGCGTAAGCCCCTGCATGCTCGTCAGCGGTAGCGCCAGACTTCTTGAGTTCGGCACTCGCCCCTGCGTCGTATGCACCCACTCTTGACGACGCTTCGTAGTCGCCGCCCAGGATGTGACCCTTCCACTCCTTCTTGTACAGCTCGTCTGAGTGCTCGCCGGTCTTGCCTTTCCAAACAGTCGGCCCCTTGGGTTCTTCGATCTTCGTGAAGTTTCCGAACTTGCCCCTGGTCGTGGTACCGGTGGCTGTCTCGTGTCTTCCATCGTCGCCTTTATCGACACCCTTACCAGTGGTAGTCCCTAGCTTCTCGTCTTTCTTCGCCACCTCTTGATCGGGTATGTGCTCAGCGACATTGGCCGGACTGGTCTTTAACTTGTCTCCCAACGTCTTTGGATCTTCTGGAATTGGAGCGGCGTTGATGGTGGTGATCTGCTGAGAGATCGAGCCAGGATTAAGCGCAGCCGCTTTTACCGCTGCCCCGACATCGAATGTGCCTGCCGCCGTATTCAGGATATTGCCGACTTCGCCCTTAGCTTTATCGACAATCCCCTTGACCTGCTGGACCCCACCCCACCACTTATCGGCGTGCTCTGTAAGCCGCTGTTGGGCCTCCTCAACGCGCTTGGCGTTCGCCTCTGCCGATTCCTTACTCATCCCCGCAGGAGCGGTCCAGTGCAATTTCAGGTCTTCGGATACCTGCACGCCTTGTTCTTCACATTTGGTGATGATCTGCTTAGCGCTGTTTAGGTTCTCGATAATGGTGTGATCAATGACGGGAGTAGCGTCGGCGTTGTACTTATCAACGATATCCTTGACCTTCGCAGTGAAACTCCAACCGGAATGGGCATTGCCCTGTGCCGCCTCGGCGGTCACACCCTGCCAATAGGTTCCACCAGGTCTATTCATCTCATGCTCAAAGCCACTAACCGTTGACTCGAACATGGCGGCAACTGGCACTACGCCATCCAACGCGCCGTGATATGCGTTCGGGTCCGTACCTAATATCAAGCTCTTAGTTGGTCCGGCCATGATCTACACGCGCAGTGGGGTCGGTATGGACCGGAATAAGCGCACGCCTTGCTCTTCAGTCTCGACAAGCTGATGCTGGAATGCTCCGCACACTTCAGCTACCGCAACCATCCAGCCACTAATGGCCTTATGGACTTCCGAGAGGGTGTCATTCGCAAATGACTGCATCGCTGCGATGGCGGGATCTGCCCCCGGAGTCGCCGCACCTCGAGACGGCATCTTCGCTGACATGTTCCACACCATCTCTTTGACCTTGGGCTCCAACTTGCCCAACGCGTCAAGATCAGCCTGTAGTACTCCACCCATGCGCAACCTCCCGTTTTAGGTGATCGACGTCACCTAGATTGCTCCGCAGACTAGCACTACAAGCTCAGTACCGAGCGGGTTGCCTACACGAGGGATGGCATCATAATCAAGATCAGTGCGAATCTGTTATCTCTCTGTGCGCACTATGAGAGCTGGGATACCGTACGGCGTTATGAAGATCTTGATCGCAGCGTGTGCCGCATTTCTGGCGTTCGCACCAACTGCCACAGCACAGCCGGATGCGGCAGGCGATGAGGACTTCGCATCGATCATGGACTACTCGCACATCAGTCGGATCGGCCCGACGTATCTCTACTCCAAGCAGGCCAGGGAGATCTGCTACGAGTACAAGAACGGGTGGAGCACTTTGTCGGTCAGCAATGTCGTTGAAGTGAATCACCCCGAGTGGAACCGGGACACCGTCAGCCGCTTCATCAAGATCTCCATGGCTAGCTGGTGCCCTGAACTCCTATAAGTAGACCGCCTACACAGCGACGAGGTACCCTCAGGTCATGGCTGCATCGCCAATTGAAATATTGATCATCCGACAGGATGAGTCCTACCAAATAGATAAAGTCCCCAACGACATCAAACGCCTCAGCCATCTTGTTGGCGGTCACCTACAGGCTAAGAACACCCCTACTGCGACCTTCTGGTTTAACAGCCACAGCAAGCGCGAAAAATTACCGATCAACCACGCAGCCACCTACTTGTGGTGGAAATTAGACCCGGCTTCTGAATCTCGAGACACAATCAACGGCCCGTGTGTCGTTACTGGGCCAGCAAACGATGTCCAGGAAGCCACCGATATTTACCCAGATGTGCTAGACCTTCACACAACCATCGACCTGGTGCGTGAGGAAGTACGCCCCTAGCGCAAACCCAGCTCGTGTAGCAGGGCCACCTCGTCGGTGAAGGGCTTGGGCTGAGGGGGTGCTGATCTTATGGGATCCGGGGTTCCCGCGAATGGTCGAGAGTTGTCCAGATACTCACGCGCCGCCTCGAGCCACTCGTCCTTCTCCACAAAGCTGAGGCCCGTGTTGCACTTAAAACACAGTCCTCCTCGCACGCAGTCTCGACAGCCCTTCTTGCTTCCGCAACAAGCGTGATCATGGTCGACATGGACCGGGGGACGCTGCTTACAGATGGCGCAAACGCCACCCTGGTTCGCGAACATAGCCTCACGCTCACCAAGAGTGATGCGATAGGTCTGCAGTAGGTAATCATTAACGCGGGCGGGATCTTTCTCGCCCTTGCTGAAGTGCTTAAGACAGGAGCCATAGGCATGATGAGGCTCTATGCACCCTGAGTATGCGCAGCTATTTTGACCATAGCCCCGCACAGGAAGGTTCATCGTGCCATGGCGTAGGCGTCGGTAGTGGGAGGCGCAGAACCGACCATTGGCTTGCCGACTACACCCCTTGGCGGCGCACAACTTGACTGTTGCACGAGAATTAGCTCGCAACATCGCCCCGTAGTGCTTCTTGCAAAGCTGCTTGGCATAAACCGCGCGTCCACATGGAACCGGACTAGCGCAATGGCTACTGCTAATTTCATTATATTCGCTGGTCATATACACCACAATCATATCATGGCTAACCCAATTGATTGAGGTCGAACTAAATTAGCTCGGGGGGAGAGATGCTGATTTGCAAGAGGTGTCAGGACGCTGCCGCACTCGGGGTACTCCCCCAGGCAAACCTCTGACCTGCAACAACACCACTCTCACCTGCTCTGCTTGCACTCTCTGGCTAATGCTTGGATGTCCTGTTAGCTGAGGCTTCGGTTGTAGGACTCTCATTGCCTCTCACCCTCTCTGACCTGTATGTGTACAGATGGGTAGCTGTGCCCGATGATGGATAGTGTGTGACCTGCATGTATGTGGGTTAGTTACTGCGTGGTAGTCCCATATCCGTACCCATGGGCAGCTAGCACACATATCCCCTAGTAAGCATGCATAGGTACAAGTAGGGACAGTGCGTGCAGTGCTAGCTAGCGCTAGTGGAGTAGGGATGCCCTGCATGTAGAGGGGGTTTGCTGTATCTCTGCGGCCTTGACCTGCGTAGACGCGTGTACGTGGCAGCTAGGGGCCTTTATGGCATGTCCTACGCATACACCCTGGTCACAGCACTGCACCCACCCACACATACCGGGTAGCCCATACGCACCCCGTGTGCGTGCCATGGGCCTGCGCTGCGATACCCATGCGCATGTGCACCACTAGCCCGACAGGGCGACCTTGGGTGGGTGAGCACACACAGCTACCTCCGTATATGCACTACAGGGACTACTCTGCGCCCTCCTACATGCACCACATTCGCGCGCCTGTGCCATGTATATGCAGGTAGATAGCCATATATGGCACACGAGGACATGGTGCAATATGCGTTAGCTATGCCTGACAGACACCCAACACGCCGCATGATGTACTCACATGCGTGAACATAGAATGCTGCTTTTACCTGCATATATCTGATTAATACGCACCCAATCAAAGAAAGTGCTTGTTTTTTCGTGGGTGCGTATGCCATGATCTGTGCATGCCCAACACAGGGCATACCCCAGCGCAAGGGGTTGACATCCAGAGAAGTCCCGAGCACGTAGAGGCGGGATGGACCGGGTGGGCTAGCTGACAGACGTGGACGCGCCACCGACAGCATTGCGTTACAACTCAAGAGCTGGCCTGATCAAAGCGCTGATAAGTGCACAGGCCGACGCGAGCTAGTTGACTTGTCCTAGTTCACGAGCGGTCGCACGTAAGGAACGTCGGGAGACGTAAAAGCTGAGGGCAATCCTTCCTAACCAAGTGTGAACGTATTGGTTAGGTGTCCTAGACCTACATACAGCCCCTTGTTCTCGTGGATCACCAATACC